TGTTACCTTTGATGCACAAGGCCGTGCCACTGCCGCCTCTGCTCAGAGCATCAATATTGTACACACACAAGTCTCTGACTTCGACGCTGGTGTACAAACCAACCGTTTAGACCAGTTGACACAGCCTTCAGCTGCTGTGGCAATGAACGGTCAGCGCCTAACTGGCCTTGCCGATCCTACTGGCGATCAAGACGCTGCCACCAAGGCGTATGTTGACGCTACTGCTACTGGCCTTGATGTAAAAGGCTCTGTGCGTGTCGCTACGACCGAAGACATCACCCTCTCTGGCGTCCAAACCGTTGACGGTGTCAACCTCGTTGCTGGCGATCGTGTCTTGGTCAAGAACCAGTCCACAGCTTCTGAGAACGGTATCTACACCGTTGTCTCGGGCAGCTCCTGGACCCGTTCTACCGATGCTGATAACACTCCTGCTGGCGAGGTAACTCCTGGCATGTTCTCCTTCGTTGAAGAAGGAACCCTTAATTCCAACAGCGGTTTCGTTCTTTCTACGGAAGGCGCAATCACTCTTGGTTCTACAGCCCTTGCCTTCAGCCAGTTCTCTGGCGCAGGACAAATCACGGCTGGTGCTGGTTTGACGAAGAGTGGCAACACTATCGACGTCAACACCGCTTCCTCTGACCGCGTGGTCGTCAATGCTAATAACATTGATCTGGCTACTCACGGTACTGCCGGAACCTACAACGGCTTGACCGTTGACGCTTATGGCCGCGCCACTAGCTTCGTTACTCCTACGACGCTTGCTGGTTATAGCATCACCGATGCTCAGCCTTTGAGCGGAACCTTGACCCTGATTTCAGGTCTTGCGTTCAACGCCAACGAGATGGTCTACTCCGTTAGCTCCACCGAGCTTGGAACCACCTCACTTACTAGCTATGCACGTAGCCTGCTGGACGACAGCAGCGCTTCTGCCGCTCGTACAACTCTGGGTCTTGGCAACATGGCCGTTCAGAACAAGAACGCTGTTGACATCACTGGCGGGACAATTGACGGTTGCTCTATCGATGGGGGAACTTTTTAAGATCCCTGTCATATCAATGGATCTGGGGCCTTCGGGCCCCTTTTTTAATGCCTTGGCAAACTAATAGGTCCTTACATAAGGGTCTTTACCCGCTAAATAGCAATGTCTGAAAAAATTCAACTCCGCCGATCAGCCGTAGCAGGCCGAGTCCCTACCACCTCCCAGCTTGACCTAGGAGAGATTGGTATCAACACTTATGACGGCAAGCTTTACATCAAGAAAGATGATGGCAGTACCGAATCAATCGTGCAGATTGGCGACACTACTGACATTGAAATCGACATCGATTCCCAGCCATCTGTCGTATCGACAAGCTATCTGTACAACACCTCTACGGCTGGCAACGTAGCCTCTGCTAGCACCGTACATCTAGACAGCTCTACCTGGGCAACCGCCACGGTTATCTATGCTTCTGTGCTGAATTCTAAGGGTAAGCGCGTTGACGCACAGGCCGAGGAGTACCTGCAGCCAGGTGCTATCATTCTTCTGCAGAACATGGCGGGAACCGGCGCTTCGCATCTGAAGGCCAGGGTGACTTCTGCGTCGTTTAGCAGCACGACGATAACGATCGGAATTACCTCTGTATCAGTAGCCGGATCAACTCCCAGCTCTCTTGACAATGTTAGTCTTGGTGTCATCACCACAACCAATGCCTACAGCATCGAGCAGGCTCTTGGGTTCGACGTTGATGACGCGACGGGTGTTGGTGCATTTACTACCGATGAGCTGACTGATAACGCGACACTTAAAGCCACCTTGGAGACTCTTGGCTCAAAGGCTAAGCTTCTGAGGGAGGGGCTTGGAGTCAGTGTTGGGGATACTGATCTCGGCACTTTCGCTGGTAATACAATTGAAGACAACCAGACAGTCAAGGGTGCATTGCGCGATCTTGAGAAAGGCATCGAGCGCGGCGCAGTCAGCGTAAACGCAACCCGCTACAAGTTCTCCACGGCAACGGGTACTGGTCCTGGAACCGGGAAGCTTCGCTACGATGACACCACTCTCAGCAGTGTCGCTACGATCTATTTGCACGAAGAGGACCGTGACGGTCGGGACATGAAGGTGTTCTTTGATTTCATGCTGAAGAAAGGTGTGACGGTCTACGTTACTAACGGAAACGATTCCGCCGACGTGTTTAAGGCTGATCTGGCAAGTGACGCATCCTACGACACCAACTACTACACTCTGAGCTTGACGAACATCGAGGTTTCTGGAGCTATTCCAACCGCCGACGATGCGTTGACCTTTGGCTTAGCTATTGGGCCTAGTGTCCGCGCTACCGGCCAGCTCTCGTTCGCAGGCAACACGATTCCGATGTATTCCAACAACTCTGCAGCGAAAGCTGGTGGGCTGGTTGACGGAGACGTTTACCATGAGTCGAACGGTCGTCTTCAGATTGTATATACCTAACCGGCAAGGGTAATCCTTGGCATACTAGGGGGTCTGTATAGGCCCCTTTTTAGTGTCATGCCACATCTAGATAAGCTTCCAACCTGGTTCGTCAAGGGTGACGACCGTCGCGGTGCGTATTACAGTATTCAAGCCCGAGAGCTGAAGGCCGACGGCTGGGTTGAGGAAGGCCTGAAAGCAAAGGTTCATAAGCCTTTGAATCAGCTGCCTGAGATCGTCGTAGAGGCCGGTTCCGACCCCTATGACAGCACCGAGTCTTTGACTGAGCCTCTGGCAGAAGAGGAGGCCCTAGAGGACATGACAAAGGCTGAGCTTCTTGATTGGGCCATGGATCAAGGACACGATCTAAAAAATGCACTACCCAAGATGGAGATCTTTGCCCAATGTAAGGAAATTGAGGCAAATCTCTAATTCTCATGGAACTCTAAGATAGGGAGGACGATTCATGTCTGACTTTTATGTTGAATACTCGGTAGGCCCTCGTTTCATCGAGGGTATTAATATCGATGCTGATTCAGACGCAACCACTGACATTAAAACTGCTGAACGTCAGATCACTGATCCCGTTACAGGTTTTAAAGGTCGTGGATACCAGCCAGGACAAAAAAACCATGATGGGACCCCACTCTAATCAATCCTCGGAAAGTTACTATCGAGGCCAAGCTCGGCTTGCTCTTGCGAACAATGCTCTCTTGTCATTCTTCGCAGGCGCCGCCACAATGTTTACCGTTTGTATCTTACCTCACACTTTTGCGTCCACTTCTCAGCCGAATGAAGTGAACAGTAATCAGGATCATGGTAGACTAAGCTATGAGATGATGCAATCGTGCCCGAATACGCTTTTGGTATAATGCTTACAGCTCTTCTGGGGTGGGGCAGTTTCACTTGGCGTCGAGCCGAAGACGCGCTCACTCGGGCTATTGCAGCTGGAGATCGTGTTGATCGCCTTGAGGTTAAGATGGCTGAAAACTATCTGACTAAAGTTGAGTTTCAGAATTACACAGATCGCCTATTTGATACATTGGGCGAAATGAAAACTGGTCAACAGTATCTGGTCAAGCGGATTGATTACCATGTGCTCGAGCAGGCAGGAGAATCCAAGCGGTTAAGGTCAAAATTAGATAAGCAGATTGAAATCAACGATCAACTTAAAGAAAACCTGGAAGACTAGATCAGAACAGTTGAGGCCATGGCACAGAAAAAGAAAAGGTCAACAGCTGCTTTCTATGCCAGCAATCCTGAATCTTACAGGAAAAAATTAGCGTACGATAAAAAACGTAACGATAAACCTTCGAGAAAAAAGTATCGCGCTGAACTCGCTAAAGAGCGTAGGGCTCGTGGCATCATGGGGAAGGGCGGAAGTGATGTGTCCCATGCTAAAAACGGCAAGTTTAAGCTGGAGGATCCCAAGAAGAATCGCGCACGTAATGGCCACGGCAAGAACGGACGCCTAGCTAATGGTGGCACCAAGCGTAAATCGAAGCCCGGCTACAATCCTAGGAGTAAAAAGAAATGAGTACTGCTAAAAAGACCAAGCCCGAATTGTGGAGTCGCAAGGTTGCAGCCGCTAAAGCCAAGTTTGGTGGCTGATCGGCTCGTGCTGTCCACGTAGAACCGCTCGAACAGCTCGTCAATAGGAGGAAGAGGTTTTGCCATGTCCTCGTTATATCACGGAACACTATATCAGCGACCCAAGGCTAATGCCAGCCAAGAAGCCACGCAAGAGTAAGAAGGGGCCTAGCCTTTCTGTTGGTCGCGGCGAAAAGCTGTCGGTCAAGGAAGGCGGTGGCCTGACTGCCAAGGGGCGTAAGAAGTACAATGCTGCTACTGGTAGCAAGCTACGCGCCCCGGTGACCGGAAAAGTCAAGCGTGGGTCAAAGGCTGCTAAGAGAAGGAAAGGTTTTTGCAGTCGCAGTCGTTCCTGGAGCAGTCCTCGCGGTAAGGCTGCTCGTCGTAGATGGAAGTGTAGATAAAGGGAAAACTATGCCTGTAAACATCATTACGGCGAAAGCCGGAAAAAAGATGCCTCAAGGTTCCGGAACATACGGCAGCAAGCGTGGTCGCCCTGCTAAAAAGAAAGCCAACCCCTTCGCTAAGAAGACTGCTGGCGCTAAAAAAGCTCCTACCAAAAAAGGTAAGAGTAAAATGCCCCCTGCCATGCTGAAACGCATGGAAATGATGAAGGCCAAGAAAAAGAAGAAGTGATCTGAATCATGCCTAAGCTTTGCAACGAATCCAGTGTTCTTGTATTGCTAGGACTTTTAATGACTGCCCATCTTTCCTTTATTGGATTTCATGCCCAGGGGAAAGATGGCGTCAAAGATTTTCAGAACGCTGCCAATGGTTATGTCGGTGTTTTGCTAGCACTACTCGCCCCTTTAAAAACAAGAAGATGACTAATTTTCAGCTCGTTATTGACACATTACTTGCTTTAGCTTTAATGGAAGCTATCGTCAAACCAATCACTGTACGAGCAACGAAAAAGGCTTTAGAATGGGTGGATGCACATGTTTATGTGATCCCTAATTGGCTGTACGACTCCAAGTCATAAGCCAAGGAAGTTCGGGGTCCCTAAGGAATCCACACTTTTCCCAGAAGCCTTCAACTTCTACAGGGAAGATGTGGATTTCTTCGTATTGAAGCTGAAGAGATTTGACAAAGCTACGACCATTTCCTACGCCCTTCCGAAGTATCTCTAAACGGTGAATCACCAGTCGATCCAAGTCGACATCTTGATAATGAGTTGACTGGAATTTACCGTACGCCAAAAGGTCAGCTCTTTGAGGTATGGTTTGCCTACGAATCCAGTAAGCACATTCAGTGGGGTCAAAGATAGTCTGATCAATTTGCGTGGCTTGCATTTTCAGGCACCCCCGTAAGGCCAGGATAGTTCAATGTCACCCTTCCAGACGTTTTCGTCTACAGGGTTGCTTTTGCAATATACCCTGAACACTTCTTGCAGTTCTTCAAGGGGCATGTTCAGCTTGTTAGCCATGACCTTGACGTTGCTTTGCCCTCTGAACAGCATCTGGCAAGCTTCAAGTGGTGTGATCCGTGAATTCATGTGTAATTCCCATTGGGCCTCCTAGAGGCGTTTCACCATGTTCTTCTTCCCATCTTACCGCTTCGTGAAATTGAACGGGTTCTGGGTTCAGATCTTTGATCTGCTCATCGACGTCTTCCATGGTCTTGATGGTTTTCCATTCCACCCAGACGTCAAACCATTGAGCTACAATCCTTTTTAGGATTTTGTTGTTACGATAAAGACCTTGGCTCCAAAGGGTTTTGATAACCTCTACAGCCAAGGCCATTGCGACCTCCAGGGTCGTCAAAACCTTCACTTATTGAGGCCTAAGGAATTAGATACCAGGTCAACGATACCATCGTCGATCGAGTTGTCGGTGGTTTTCGAATAAGCCTTGAGCAGGTCAACGACCAGCTGACGGACAGCTTCGGACCTCAGGAAGCGAATCAGGACAGGTTTAATAGCTTCAGTGACGGCTTTCATAGCAGAGCTTGCGACATCTCCATATTCTACCCATCGGAATCCTACTGAGAATAAGTGGCTAGCTCCGTGATCCTTTCCAGCAAGGACATTCTGAATAAGCTGGGAAGTGACGTAATCGTCCGTAGCTGCGCCCGGATGGCGATAGTTAGCGGTCGACCAGGCTTTGATACTGGCGAATATCTTTATATCTATATTGATAAGTACCCAGAGGTTTCCGATTTCCAAGCGACTTGGAAGATCTGGGTCTTAGATGGTGGCCATGAATACTCCGAGATGGCACTGGAGGCCATTGCGAGTATTCTTCCTCAGTGGGAGCGAGGTAGCGGATACTACACAACGACCGACTTCCTTTCTGAGGATACGGTTGTCAAGACTGAGACCGAGATCAAAATTGAACGCCTCTCGGCTGAGCGTGATCAAATCAAGAAAAACTTCAAGAGGCTCTCAGAGGGCGTAGAAGGGGCGATCAAGGACGTTCGTGACGGAAGAGACGGCAGGGACGGCGTAGACGGCTTACAGGGGGAGAGAGGACCTGCTGGGCGCGATGGGGCAGATGGCCGCGATGGCAGGGACATTAATGCCACCAAGACAGACGTCGAGGATCTTCGGAACGTTGACTCTGGGATCCCTTATGAGAAGGGTCAGGTCCTTACCTGGGACGGCACAAAGTGGACCAACCTGTTTGTGCCCAGGAGCGTCTTTAGCGGTGGCGGTGGTGGTTCCGATGGAATCTCTGCATTTAACCCATGGCAGGTAGATGGCCAAGAGGATCTAACCGCGAAGGGAGAGGAGCCTGTTCAATTCGTGGCTGGAGATGGTATCAGTATCGTTACTGATGTGAGCACTGAGCCCAAGAAACTGACAATTGCCGCCACCGGAGGAGATGATGGAGGCGTCCCCGAAGCACCGATAGATGGCAACTATTACGTTCGGAAAGACGGGCAATGGATCAACATGCTGACCGCCCTTCAGGATCTTGATGTTGCATTCATCTCAGGTCCTAACGAGATCGAGTACATTGAGCCAGAATAAGAGGAAGCCTAATGGCGGTAATTACCTTTACTCTTTAATCCCATGGCAAGCTTTAAGGTCAGCCAGTTTACAGGCGTAACTGACACAACGGACGATTCTCTGTTGATGTTGAGCTACACCAGTGACGCTGGTTCTACATTCTCAACACGAAAAATCCGTGTCGCTGACCTTCTCAACGACATCGCTCAGGATTCAGACGTATCTGCTCTCGTAACTCTTTCTGGAGTACCTGCAGGTTCGACTGACCTTGGTGCGTTCACAGGCGATACAATCGCCGACTCTTCTACAGTTAAAGGTGCTCTTCAGCAGCTTGAGACAGCTCTTGAGCTTAAGCAAGGCGCTCTCACGGCTGGCAATGGTATCACCATTGATGGCTCTGGCAACATTTCTGTTAAAGTCCTTACTGGCGGTTTCCTCGAATTCGCTGGTACCAATAGCGACGAGTTAGCAGTCAAGGTTCTTGACGAAGATGACCTCGCTACCAATAGCGACGCACATCTCCCGACTCAGCAAAGCGTCAAGGCTTACGTCGACAGCTCGATTACAACCCTCGGCGGGGTCGCTGACGGCAAGTTTATCCACAAGGATGGATCCGTTGCCTTCACCGGTGACCAGTCAATGGGCGGCTTCAAGCTGACCAACCTGGCAACCCCGACTCAGGACAGCGACGCAGCTACCAAGCTTTACGTCGACAGCGCAATTCAAGGACTCGACACCAAGCAGTCCGTCCAAGTTGCCACTAACAGCAACATCACACTGAGCGGAACTCAGACCATCGATGGCGTGGCCGTCGAATCTGGTGATCGCGTCTTGGTCAAGGAACAGACCGACGCTTCCGAGAACGGCATCTATGAAGCTGCAGCCGGCGCATGGTCCCGTGCAGCAGACGCTGATGGCAACCCCAACGGGGAAGTCACTAGCGGCATGTACGTCTTCGTTGAGCAGGGTACTGCCAACGCGGGTCAAGGTTACGTTCTGATCACTCCAGACCCAATCGTACTCGATACAACTGGTCTGGAATTCTCTCAGTTCTCTGGTGCTGGATCCGCAGTCGCAGGTACTGGCATTGACATCACTGGTAACGTCATCAGTGTTGATACTGCTGTATTGCAGGACATTGCTGACCTGGCAACCCTGTCAGGCGTTAGTGAGAACAGCACTGACCTAGGCTTGTTCTCCGGTTCTACGATCGCCGACAACTCTAACATCAAGGTTGCTCTTCAGTCTCTGGAGACCAAGGCCGAGCAGAACGCCGCGAACATCGCGACGAACGACACCGAGCTAGCTGATCACGAGACACGGATCGCAGCCAACGAGACTGCAATCTCTAACCTGCAGACTGGCGCTTCTGGTTCCGCTGCAGATATCGCTGACATCCTGACAACCATTGGCACTGCTGATGGCGACACGGACCTGGGCAGCTTTACCGGTGCAACAATCACCGACAACAGCTCTGTCAAGACGGCATTGCAAGAGCTGGAGACGGCCTTGGAAGCAGTCGAAGCTGGTAGCGGCTCCGAGTCCGCTGTTCTGGCTAACGCAGCTGAGATCACTGCTCTGCGTACGGCACAAGGCACCTCTAACGGTGACGTCAACCTGGGAACCTTCTCCGGTAGCACTATTAGTGACAACGTCAGTGTTAAGACCGCCCTTGGTGAACTTGAGACCGCCGTCGACTCCCTTGAGACGAGCATCACTAATGGCAACTTTGTTTCAGAAGGAGACAATGTTAACGAGTTGATCGGTTCAACCGTCGCTCAGACCGAGCCCGCCAACTACCTGTTCCTGGTGGTTGACCAAGCAAACGGCGCCATCAAGGTCATGTCTAAGACCTTCATCGAGACAGAAGAATCGGATTGATCCGAAATCTACTGATCGGAACACTTGGGGAGCAAATTGCTCCCTTTTTTCATGGCTACCCCTAAGGAGGAGCTTGTCGAATTCGTTGAAGCCTATGCGGCGGCAAAGAAAGCAGACAACCCAATGTTGATGCGATTAGCCAGTGCAGCACTAGGAAACTTTCTTCAGCAAATCGACGTAGTCAAGGAAATCCCTGTACCGGAAGACTTAAAGAAGCAAGTCGTGGCTCAACTGCCTAAGACTTCTCGCAAAACCCCCACGCGGCCTAAGACCACAAAGAAATGAAAATCTCCAGTTTCTCCAGCATTGACGACTCGTCAGATGACTCGCTGCTTATGGTCAGCTACACCGACGACGGTGGCCAAACCTATAAGACGAGAAAGATCCGCATGGCGGATTTTATTGACGACTTTGCTGTTGAAGATCTGGCCAATGTGACCGGTACGCCAACGGACACGCAGGCATTGACCTGGGATCAATCGTTAGGCCAGTGGACGCCCGGAGATAACTTACAGCCGGGTGACAATGTGTCTGAGCTGGTCAATGATGCCGGCTACCTAGTCGCGACGGATTCCGCGGTTCCCGGATACACTCTGCTGGCCCTGAACAATATTCGAGTCGAAGAAGGTAACATCGGTCGTACGGTACTTGCGGTTGGCTACGTTGCCTCTGACTACGTCCAAAGCGATCCCGGCAACCCCAAGCCCTTCGAGGAGCGTGGTGCTGTACAAGTTACCAGCCTGGGCGATGGCAATGCTGTACTGGTCTATGACAACGGCAACGACTACCTCGCCGCTATTCCGTCTCAAGGGCCGTTCTTTCTGGCTGACGGAGAAACCTTCGTCATCGAGGTCTGCGAGCCTGGCAATATCATCACAATGTCCGAAGGAGGCTACGGCTATTCTGAGCAACGGAGGACTAATGGCTCTACAACCTACGAATCACCGATGCCCCTGCTCTCGCTGGGACTCGCTTTCCGCGACACGTTCTTCTTTGCGTTCCGAAATAGCCAAGATCCAAACGGCTCTAACCGCGGATTGGTCCACGTTGTATGCGGCCCTGTCCCTTCGATAATTAAACTGGAAGATGGCCTGACAGGTGCAGCGGTCAATGGGCAAGAGAATATCGAGGTGGCCCCTTTCGCTAAGACTACATTGGTTCTTGATGGTAACGAGGAATATCGCATCAGGGCAACAGAGCCTATAATGGCTTGCGTTCATGCCAATATGGGTACAGGCGCTCAGCGCTTTTACGATAGTCGCTTGATCATGCCTTTGACGAATGACGGCATTACTTGGCCCAGGAGTGCCAATATGTCGAGCCTTTATCAGAACTGCTTGGTTAGGTACTACAACAACAGCAACATTCAGGGCAGCAATAACACGATACCTGGACAGTTTACGATCCAAGGGCCAGGTTTTCCTATTGTCCTAGACAGCCAAGATGCAACTGGTAACAACCTGTCTGACTATGACCCAAGAGGTGCCACTCGATTCTTAGCCGAAGGCTTGGTCTCTGCGTATTCCGGCGCTGATGGTCAGGGCCTGGAAGCTACGCCTTTGATGCCATGCTCCGCTATGGCACAGAAGATCCCTATTGTTGGTACGGTCGTTAATGCCGGGTCGGGCCGACAGAACTGTATTGCGATTGCCAGTTCATTTGAAGGCACCTGCCGCTTGTACGAGTTTGACCGAACAACCCGCACCCTTGTGCTTCGCCAGCTCCTTGACCCTACTACTGGCCAACTTGTGGACGATATCACCCTTGAGAGGAGGACCGGAGTAACGTACACCAGCGAGCTTGACCAACGCGGTCCCGCTTCTGCGACAGTTCAGGCTAGCGTAGGTGTGGCCGGATCCGGGCTTTATGGTTTCGAGGTTGGCTCTGCCGACTTTGAAGGAGGAATCTTGATTTCTAACGTTCCCGTTACTGTTATTGTTAACAATACGCAGAATGTACCAGGCACGGCTCAGACCCAGTACCTTGGCAGCTCTGGACAGCTGGTGCTCGGTGTTCGCGCCAAGGGTGATGAGACTTTGATGGTTGGAACAACACCCGAAGAGATTCGCCTCAACGTAAGATTGGCTCAGGATGCCCTTTACTATCGCCAAACTTTGCAGGCAGGTGGAAGCGAAGTCTGGATTCGTGCCTGAATGGTACACTAGCGCAACTTGTATGCCACGCCTGAAATGGCCGTTCAAAACTCACTGTACGTTACGTTAAAATCTATCAGGGCTATCGATGGGATCGTCGAATACTGTCGGCGCACTTATCAGGACCCAGAACAGTATTGCCTCAGGATTCTGCGTCAAGAGGGCGAGCGTCGTGCCGATATGTACAAAATTGGAGCCATTGCGGCGTCCGAATTGCTTCTGCGTTTCTCCGACCAGGAGCTTAGCGGCATTCGTCTCTTTGCTGAATCAGAAGGAGATATCGCCTGGCCCGAAGTACCCGATGACTGGAGCGAAGAAGCTGCGCTAGCGAACCCGGAGCTAGAGGCCAAAATCCAGGCCGCCGAAGGTCAACTCATGGCTTACCAAAGCGTCAAAGGTCTTCTGAAGCGTATCGGAGAATCTCCCGTCGTAAGGCTAGATGACGAAGAGTTGGTTGCGGGTATGCAGCTTCTTGTGGCCCTTGGGTTGCTTGCAGCTGATCGTGTCGAGACGATCTTGCTCTACAAACGCCCCGAAGTTTGATCGGTAGCCTAGCCGCGGTGCGAGAATCCCATGAACACATCCCCTGCTGGCATTGAGCTTATCAAGGATTATGAGGGCCTGGTTTTGGAGGCTTACCCAGATCCTGGGACTGGTGGGGATCCGTGGACAATTGGCTATGGCCATACTGGGCCAGAGGTCAAGCCAGGCTTTGTGATCAACATTGAACAAGCCGGAGCGTATTTAAAGGAAGACCTCGCAAAGTTTGAAGAGGCTGTCAGTATGTTGATTACCGTCGAGCTGAATCAGTACGAGTTCGACGCTTTGGTCAGTTTTACCTACAACTGTGGCTGGTTTGCTCTTGAGGATTCAACGCTTAGGCGACGACTGAACGCAGGCGAAGCAAAGTGCCCCGTCTTTAAGGAAGAGTTGCCTAAATGGGTTAACGGTGGCAACGGCCCTATGCCTGGACTTGTTAGGCGGCGCGATGCAGAGGCTGAGCTTGCTTGCGCCTCTGTTAGCTCTGGTCTCAAGTCATTCTTGGAAGACGCTGCTCTGTACTATGCAGAAGAGAAGCATCAGATTGCAGCCTGGAGGGAGTTAGAGGCTTCTCTTGGTCTTGGGGTACTAAAGAAGTTTAAAGCTGCTTACAGGAATGCTCCTGCTGTGGTCGAAGAAGTGACAGAATCCCCGCCAGTTCGGGGACAGTTCCCACTGCAAGTGCCTTACTTCTATCAGCGTGACAGCAAGACTGGGCATGGCGAGCGCTCTTGTTTCTCTTCTGCTATGGCCATGGCTCTGGCCTACATTAATCCTGACGCCATCAAGGGCGATGACGACTGGTATTTGAACGAGGTGTTCAGGTTCGGAGATTCAGTCTCTTCTGAGGCGCAGGTGGCTGCCGCACACTCCCTGGGCTTTGCCGCCGAGTTCCGTATGGATGGCTCCGAAAAGCTTCTTCTTGAGATCCTCGACAGCGACACTCCTGTGCCGATCGGGATCCTTCATCACGGAACGGTTGACCAACCCAGCGGTGGTGGCCATTGGGTATGCTTGATCGGCTATGATGACAAGTATTTCCACGTTCATGACCCGTTTGGCGAGTTGAACCTGGTTGGCGGCGGTTATCCTAAGGCAGGGCCTACGGACGGAAAGTTCCAGAAGTACTCCCGCAAGAATCTGATGGAGAGGTGGTTAATCAACGGATCTGGCAAAGATGGGTGGCTTTGCGACCTCAGATGACATGCCCCTGACTCTTCCTCTTGGCGATTCTGTAGATCGTTAATTCAGAAACCCCGAAGCGACTCGCCAGGCTGGATGTCGAACCATAGTTGATGTACTCTTTCCTGATGAGCCTAACGTCGTCCTCTGACAACTTGGTGCGATTGGTTCTGGTACCGCGAGCGATGTCACTGTTCTCCCTTTGGACGTCAGGAGGTGCCCAGCGGCAATTCTCAGGAGAATAACCTTTATTATTATCGATCCTATCCAACGTCATACCTGCAGGCTTCTCGCCCATGTCGTCCACGAAGTTCCAGAAGCCCTGAGCGACTGGAGACTGCCCTCTTGACCATCTCTCGCACACCTCGATCCCCCTGCCTCCGTAGCGGGGATAGCAGCGATCGTTCGGGTTGTAGCATCTTGCGTGCATGCCGTTGTATGTATGCCTAAGGGGGTGGCCCTCGACCTTGCCTCTTGGGTTGACTTTCCGGGGCATGAAGCGTTTCGCGATTGTTAGTCGCATTATACCTGATTGATAAATCAGGCAAGGATGGATGGTGGATGAAGTTTTCTTGACGCACCCGTCTTTTAATCTTAATTAACAGACTTGTTCTATAAATCTATTTTTCTTGGTACACTACCTTGATTACACCATCGTCATGCCCATAGATGCAAGCTCTGTCCAAGTAGTCTTATCTTGGCTGCCCGGTTATATCTGGGATCGAGGCACGATCCGCTCTACTGGTAGTGCGATACCTCCTACGATGCACCTTCGTGAAAATGGTGAAGTCATCTGCTATGCGAAACCAATCTTTACTAACGGGGCAACCGTCGGTTTGTTTCTGAAAATGTCTGGTATCAAAGCAGCGGTAGAGCGCGGTCAGCTTTAACAAAACGAAAGGCCGAGGTATTAACCCCGACCTTCGCTACTGAGCCCCCCCTTTGGACTCCTTTACAGTATATCACATTTGATTTTAACCCCATTCGATGCCGTCGATTGGCTCCACGACTTCTTGCATATACCGATCAACTGACTCTGGGTCCCATCCGCAAGCCTCGACCAAAGCTTGGCCAACTGATTCAAGGGCCTCGCTATGCTGCTCGGTCCAGTCGTCATAGTCCTTTGCATGATCTCGGACCTTTTGAGCCGATGCTAAAAGCTGAAGTTCTATTGAGGTTATCTTATCTTTTTCAGCTTGCTGCATCTGGAGAATCTCTTCCTCGGCCTTCTTGAACGATTCGAGATGGATAAGGCGAAGCGTCCTGATACTAAGATTTGAAAAAAGCTCTTTATGGAAGTTGTTAATAAAAACCAGGAGCTGGCAGAGTGATGTGGTTACCAGATCACAACCGCGAATATACAAACCCGATAGTGCTGCGTAAGTTTCAAAAAGAGTCTGTCTCATTACCAATGTTCGTCTGGGAACAGTTTACCGTAAATAGGCTACGGTGCTGTCTCCTTCTCTTTTCACGGAGGAGTATCCCCAGTCCATAGTTATCTTAGAACAGTCAACGAAGCCCTTGACTTTACGCTTAAGTCCATCCTTCCAATAGACTTGACCTTTTCTCGTTTTAACGTGCCAGATCTCGACTGGTCTGCTTTTGTCTTGGTTCAACCCTTCTTCATCACCCTTGGGCCTTGGCTCTTTTCTTAAAATCCAAACAGCATGGGCGACGTGAGCCAGTGCGTCGGTGCCCCTAAGCCATGACTGATCAGGAATAGGGTTGGAGATGTCGTTCTGTCCTGTCCTGTTGAGCTGAGCAGCGACTATCAAATCAACTTGAAGTTCCTTTGCAGCCGATACGAGCATATAAGCTCTTTCTTCAAGCATTACGGATTCTTGTGTTGATGCGCCCTTGTGTCGACCAAGACAATGAAAGTGGTCAATAAAGACAGCCCTAAGTTCAGGGTTTTTTGCCTTCATCGATCGCATGGAATTGACCAGTTCATCCGTCTTGATCGCCCACGGTGCTTCAATCAGCATTTTGCCTCCATTCGTTTGGATCTTCTGAGCTGCCAATGCAACGCATTCTGCATCGCGTTCAGGAGCAGTCCCTGGATCTTCTAAATTATCAGACTCAACCCATTCGGTGTTGCTGTTACAGGTGTGAGTAGCGGAGGACCAGATGCGAGAATAAATCTCATCTTTATCGAGCTCAGCAGAGAAGAAGCCAACAGTCAGCCCTCCTGCAGCAAGGTTGACGAAGGCATTGACCAGCAACATACTTTTACCTGCAGCTGGACGAGCTCCTAATACGAAGATGCGGCCACCAGCATTTTGCCCAGTTTTTCTAACTCCTCCCTGCATGTCAATATCAAAAGCGGGCATTCCCGTAGAGATAGGCTCAATACCCTGACGTTTGCCCATGATTTTGTTGATAACGCTTGACTCGTCGTTAGCAAAAAGATCTTCAATAGCATCTACAGCGTTGCCTTGATTCCCGATGGAACCGTTGAGCATGCCAAGGCATTCCATCAATTTTTGCTGTTGAAACTCGATTTGATGCTCAATCTTTCCTTTGGTTCGGTCTGTTTGAGCAACGGCGTTTTGCGTCTCCTCGTAAACAGCTCGGACACGAGCCTGCCGAAGCAAGTCCAAGGCCACATTCCATTCAGAAGCATCGTTGCCGTAAGCTTTCATACTTTCTTTGTCAGAAAGCTGGCTAATCGTTTGGTTGAATTCGGCTATTCCGACAGGGCGGTTACCTTCATTGAGCTCTGAGTACTTGCGGATCAACACTTCTCTGCTAATGGTAGAACCGTCCCGTTCGCCAATAAAGGTCAAGTCGATTTCACGACCGATGGTGCGGAACAAATCGGTTGACCAAAGGGCGCTAGGAATAGCCTGCCCGTGCCCCACGCCGAACGCGATTCGTAAGTCTCCCCACAACTCCCTAGCAACGCCACTAGGAGAGGAAAGGACCCTGATCAGTACGATTGCTTCCTGGTCGGTAGTATCTTCTTCTTTGGCTACGGTTGTTGGCTGGATCTTTTCGATGATTCGAGCCATGCCGAGGATCGTCTCTACTTCGTCTTTACGACAGCCGGTAATCTTGTCTTCCTCGGCTTTAAGGAGGCCAAGCTCCACGGCTTTTTGAATGTAATAAGGAAATGGCATAGAAGGGGTAAGGGGGTAGGTTTTCAGTGTAGCCAATTAGTTGGGAGTGTAGCGCATTCTACGATTAAACTCCTTTCCTGTCCAGTGGTAAGTCTCACAAGATTTATCGGCGCCTTCGAGGGTGTAAAGGATTACGGTACCGTCTGGCTCTGTGTTGACGTCATGATGCCAAGCGTCAGATACTTGATTGACGGGCATCGTTTTGACTTCAGTCCAGGTAATCTCAGGCCACTTTTCATTGTACCAGGCCAGAACTTTTCGGTGATCCTTAAAACTGAAGCGGTCAGAGGCTTTGCCTTCGCGATATAGCTTTTCGACATTGGTAAATTTCTTGTCTTCGATATCATTACCCCAGCCGAATAGGTTATTACCTTTGAATGACTTGCTTTTCCAGAAAGAGTCTTCTTTGCACGCTGAAAGAATGTAACGAATCATTTCAGGGTAATCAGGTCGCTCAATCTTCAAGCGCTTGGCATGGGTCTCAATCGCAATAAACATTGAGGGGTGCATGCGTTTATCCATCAGCATGTATTGCTCAGGCTTGGCTTCGTTCCAAGCTTCTGCTATGGCAGCCATGCTTTCTTTTTGCGTAACACCGCTTGGTTTGCGCTTTGCTTGTTGGTCAATCTCTTCCGCGATCGTCTCTGGCTCTTTCTTGAGTGCCAGTTTCTTTTCGGGCTCTTCCTTTTCGTTATTCAGTGGCTGATCGGGAACTATTAGATTTAGCTCCTGGTTGTCCATTACAAGCACACCTGCTTCCTGTAGGCGTTGTACAGACTTGTAAAACGTTGAGGGAGCGATATTGAGCTCTTTTGCTATTCCAGACAGCCCTCCATCTACAAGGCCTGATTCAGCTTTGTAGGCCACTGATGCGATTTTGATCCAGCTGAGCTTGAGGCCTGCCGAAAGATGAGACTCGATAAGAGCGTTTGGAACCTGGGTAAAACCATCGGCAAATTTGGGAATTTTGACTCGCATGAGAAGGGGGTGCAGCTGCTGTCATTTTACCACAAAAGTGGAAATCCAGTCCACTGTCGACCCTGGCAGGTTGTCCACTCAAATTGGACAGCTCGCCAGATTTTGTGGACAGCTGGCCAGGCCCTCTATATATTAATATATTAATATAAAACCAATACACGCGCACGAGGGGAAGAGGGGTTAGGAAGACTGCGGCATGGGAAGATTCAAGAGGCCATTGAACTGGCGAGACGAGGTCCGCCCTGTCTACGAGGAAGAGGGTCGTGCTATCGGAAAATATCTGATGCACAACCGCAGCAAGGAGCCCGATCTCTGGGCTATGTTGGGGCCGACGAAAGTATGGCCACGCTTTTACCTGTTCGGCTTTGCTACGCTGTACAAGGACGAGAATCCACGTGAGTACGAGCGGTTCAAAAAGAACAGGCAGAACGCCCGAAAACGTGCTGGCAGAAGGGCTCAGGAGGCTATTGAGCGCCAACAGGTTATTGACGACCGACTCAATGGCGACTGACCACGACGGCGTGTGGTATACTGTCAGCATGCAACGGGCGTTATGAGCCTGAAGCTAACTTGATTCACAACTGGAGCTCGTGCGGGAGCTGCTAGTAACTCTATCCCGAAGGCTTTAATCGCCCTAGGCAATATGCTCAAGTAGCCAGCCACCAGACTGGAAACACACCTACGGCGAAAGCCGAAGGTAACATCAAACAAGCCGCCAGCAGCCTTCCGCACGAGGTTGTCCTGGAAATATTACGAATCCCTATCTGACCGCACTCAGGTAGGGCTTTCGCATGTTATACTGACAAGGTAATTCCCCCCTGAATCAGTATGGCAGAACAGAACAAGTGGTCAGATCAGACTAAGACGCTGGTCTTCAACACCGTAGCCAAAGGCCTTTCCGCTGCAGATCAGGCGCTCTTTGAAGCTGTCTGCCTTTCGTCTGGCCTGGATCCTCTACGAAAAGAGATCTATGCGGTTGTCCGTGGCGGCAAGATGGCCATCCAGACAGGTATCGATAGTTATCTGAAGCTCGCCAATCAGACCAAAGAGCTGAACGGCATGGAGGTTCTTTTCTATGACGAAGATGGCAATCCGTCTGAGTTCTGGCTGAAAAAGACTCCACCACTCGCATGTCTGGTCCGCGTTTACCGCAAGGGCGCCGATTATCCTTTCACTGCGAGTTGTCGCTTTGATGCCTACAGTCAGAACAATCCGATGTGGAAGAAGTTCCCCGAGACGATGCTGGCAAAGGCAACCACTACTCTGGCCTTGCGTCGTGGGTTCGCTGATGTGATCGCTGGTATCGCATCGGCTGATGAGATGGACCAGGCAGGCTTAGCCGATCCAGGGGCGCTGGCTCAAGGGACTCCCGCTCTAGCTCCTAAAGCTTCGCCCGAGGTTGCTCCAACGCCTGCAGTCGCCCAGGTTGCTCCAACACCTGCAGTCGCCCAGGTTGCTCCCAAGCCAGCCCCTGCAGCGGCTTCTGATGGCCCTTCTGAGGTAACGGAAGAATCCTTTCGCGAAGCAGCTCTGGCGAAAGATATCCACACAGTCGCTATCGACGCCCTCGTTAATATCGTCAATTCCAAGCTCGGAGGCGACTGGAGCAAGGGACTCGCAACCCTCGCAAAGAAAACCGCAGTTGAGCTCAACGCCCAATACGGCCCCGCAATCCAATCGGAGGAAGGATCACAATGGTGACGTCATAAGGGCCGCTGATTCTTTAGCTCGGTTCTTCAAGGGTAAAGTAATCTAAACCCTAGGCCTCGTCACTTGACGGGGCTTTTTCTATGCTGTACAATTGTTCTATCCCCGAAAAAAAACTTTTATGCCAAACGATGTAACAGCTTGGTTGAATGAAGCAGGTAGGCGCCGACTAGAACCGGAACAGACCAAAGCCCTTCTTCAGCGCCTGTCTGGCCTTAAAGAAGGAACAGCGAAATATCGCCGCACCTTTGACCGCATCGTTGAAGGCAATCTCTTGCTGGTGGCTAGTACCGTAGAGAAACTGATGCGACGTAGTCACTCATTGCATTGGGGCGGTCCGCTTACTGTTGACCTGCTGCAGGTGGGTTGTCTCGGGCTGTCATTAACGGTTCAACGTTTTGATGTGACACGTGGCACTAAGTTGTCTACTTGCGCTGTGCCCTGGATTCGTCAGCGGGTATCTCGTTGGTTAAGCGGTCACCTCTCAGCTATCTATGTGCCCGAGAATACTCTCAGAGCTGCTTACGCTGCCTATCGTGGTGAAAAGCCAGGCAAAATCGCTCCTAAAGATCCGGCAATCACGCTTAGAGCAATGCAAGTTCTTAACATGACTTCGCTCGACGCCCGCATCAGTAAAAACCAAGAGGGAGCAACTCTTGGTGAAATAATCTCCTCTCCTAGCGAGGAAGAGAAGCCTCGTAGTCAGTTTGAAAGTATCAAAATGCTACGTGATGTGATGGCTAAAGCTGGTATAGAACCCCATACTCAAGACCTGATGCTGGTTTACGCTGAATGCGGTCGTATCGACACCTCCGCCAGGCGCGTCAACATGGGAAGCAACAAGGCTTCCAGAGTAATCAAGACTGCTATTGCTAGATGTCAGGAGGTCATATGATATACTGTACTGGTAACCCCCTGAAGGAGACTTAAACATGGCAGCAATTAGCTTAGGCGGCAAGGTCACATGTAAGGAGGGCAGCTCCGCTGTTCAGCTTCGCACCTTTGACAACGGTGGACAACTTGCTAAATTCAGCGTGGTCGACCAAGAATACTTTTATGTAAAACAAGGTGAAGAGCGCAAAGGGCAGTTCTATAGCGTCGAGGTCAACGGCAAGCAAGCTGAGATCGTTGCTGAGCGCCTGCAGCGTGGTGACCGTGTGTGTGTGCGTGGTCAACTCGTTCAACGCGATTACAATGACCGCACCTATCTGGACGTAAAAAATGCTAGTGTGACCTTTATGGAAGCTCGCCGCGAAGAGAGTTCTGCTGCTTTTGGAGCGAGTAACTTTGACGAAGCTCCCTTCTGATCGGCAATCTAAAAAGGCTACCCCTTTTATATCGTTGTCGTAACGTTCCCTTAAGTCCCACTGGCAAAACCCAGTGGGTTTTTTTATGCTACAATGAAACCAGCAAACAGGAGGCAAATGTTTTTTACACTCGAGCAAGCTGAATTAGCCCCAGGAACGGTTGGAGCGGTATTCGACGATACCCCAAAGCTTACGACAGCTGTAGTACGTCCCTTTGTATGGGCGGTGCTGATGTTTAGAACAGCCATCAAGAGTCACGAGGTCGTGCATGCGCTGTCAGCAGTCTGTTCAACAGAGGACCTCAAGATTGACGAAGATGACGAAGAAGGCCGCACCTGGGCTGAAATTTGTGTTGATGAGGTTCTGGGTGAGATGACAAGCGAAGGTCTTCTCAGATATAACTCGGAAAAAGACTTTTGGGTTCTTCGGTACAGCCGAGCCAATGTTCCTACTGTTATTAAAGCGGTTGCAGGCGTCAATGGACGAATGCCTTCTCATTTTCAACTGGAAATGGCTCAGGAGGGCCGATGACAAATAAGAATCGTAGAGATAAAAGGAAGCGCAAGGAAAGAGCTCATACTTCTTGGCTAAACGAACAGCTAGAAGCTCAGGAAAGGCCTGACAAAAGAGCTGGAGAGTTTGTGGTCTTGCTGTGGCCAAACATGGAGAAAACCAATCCTGTAAACTGGATCGAAGCGGAAAAGATTTGGCGCAATCACACCGATCGTGCCATGATTTTTCTGGCTTCAGATTTTACCTGCAAAACAAGGAGTCCTAACTGATGAGGCAGCTTCAAGACGGAACAATCAAATATAAGGCTTCTGCCCTGAAAGCGGCTGAATGGATGGCCCAGGAACCTCAGCCTTTAAGGTCTATGCGAAAGCAAACACCTGTTAAGATTTACTCTGGGGGCGGATGGGTCAAGGCTGTAGTGATACAATGGAGCCCAACAGGGATTACCTGTTACGTGCCCAAGAACGCCAAAGGCCATCAGACCGTCACCGTGCGGGACAATCGATCCATTCGCGAAGAATCCTCTAAATGACTAACACCCAACAAAAGATCAACGAAGTTTGCGACTCTGTTCGCGACCTCTTGCTCGAGAAAAACCGCAAGTACGGAGATTCGGCTCTTAACCCCAGCCGTATTTTCTCCAAGTCTAATGCTGTTGAGCAGATCAAGGTCAGGATCGATGACAAACTGAGTCGGATTTCAACATCTGGCACTTCTGGCGTCGACGAAGACACCCTGCAAGACCTTATCGGGTACTTAGTACTCCTCAAGATTGCTACCGAAAAAGTTCCTTTTGCCGCCACCTACGAAGACGTCCTGGAAGATGCTGCCCACATGGCGGCTGCTGGCCAAGAGCTCTTGAATGAATACGGCTTGAGTGACGTCGACGATCAACCACTCGACGGTTGGGATGACGGCGGTGATTGGGAGTGGGACCCGAATCTAGGTCCTGTCGAGCTTTCTTCAGAAGAAGTTGATATGATCCTAAGAAACAGGGGCATTTCTGACTCCGATCCTGATGAAATTATTAAAGTGATCGAGAAGCGCGGCTTCTTGTTAGGAGTTAAAGCTAACGGCAATACTTGCGTCCTGGGTCCAGAGGGTTCCTGCGATGACCAGGAGTCTAGTAAATGTGAATAGGTACAATATTTACGTCGCAGCTCTGCCCTAGGACGCTAGGAATAGCATCTGTTTTTGCACTCCCTGCAGGGGCCGCAGCCGCCAAGACCTCGCCCAAGTGTGGTGAGGTTTTGTGCTGTATAGGCATACTGGGCTAGTTGACTGCTGGCCTTGAAACTGATAACTGAGCTACGAATCGATCAGCCTCTTTTTAGTAAGGCAAGGCCGAGGGTAGCAAGGGGGCATGCTTACATGCCGAAGGCTTATCTGGATAAACGTAAAGAGATGCTGGCATCTATTAAAGAGCAGTACACAGGGGACCCCTTAGAGGGTCCTCTTCGCGTTGAAGTGGAAGTCGAGGGCGAAGGTCGCGGAGACCTGGACAACGTGGCAGGAGCTCTTATGGACTGCGCTAACGGCGTCCTGTGGACAGACGACCGAGTGAGCATTATCTCACAGCTTGAAATCAAGTGGAAAAAGGCTAAAAAAGCAGACTCTGTTTGGCATATCAAGATTTACGAGATGATATACTGATGCAAAGAGCTCAGTTCCCCTATGACGTTTGAGGTTCGCTACAACGAGTCAGATTTTGAATACCGCAGAGCTCCTGGACTGAACCAAAGCTCTCTCAAGCATATCCTGAAGAGCTCAGCCCATTATCAGGCGAAATTGAAAGAAAAACGAATAAATACTCCCGCGATGGCCCTGGGCACAGCTGCTCATACCTTGCTTCTGGATGGCAGAAAGGCTTTTGACGCATCGTACTTCGACAGATCTAAGGAAAAGCTGGACTTAACAGTGCCTGAAATAAGAGAAGCCCTGGACAGTAAAGGGATTGCCTATAAGAAGTCCGCAAAGAAGTCAGACCTCGAAGCATTGTTATATCCAGACGGCAAGCCTTTGGACCGCCGTACAGGTCTCTCAGAGGACGACTATGCCGCAGTAGAAGGCATGACTGCTAGTCTGCAACGGGTGGCATATTTCGACCCTTCACAGCCCGATTACATTAGGCACAACGAGGTCTCGGTTTACTTTGAGTGGGAAGGTGTTCCATGCAAAGCTCGCCTCGATCGCGTCGATTTCGATAGGCGAATGATCCTTGACTTGAAAACTACTGATGCAGTTCAAGTAGAAAAGTTCGGTTGGAAGTCGGTTGATCTTGGCTACATCTTTCAATCTGGATTCTACGTCAAGGCCGCTGAGATCGCCTTTGGCGGCGAATGGGGATTTGAATTTGCTGTTGTCGAGAAGAAGCCCCCGTATGTTGCGGACATCCTTGTAGCAGATGAAGACTTCTTACAGGAAGGCAAAAACCAGTCCGTTAGCGCTATTCGGCGATACAAAGACTCCTTGACAAGACAGGAGTGGCCTGCCCCTGAAGTTACCATCAAGAAGTTAGGGTTGCCTTCTGGGTATCGACATGTTATATTGGATGAGCCCACAGAAGACGCTTTCTGATCTCCTATGGCATACGAAAAAAAACATTACCTTCACATTTTAAATGGGATTACCTGAAGTTTTGACCGCTGTCTTTGTCGTGCTTAAGCTAACGGGTCTAATTGCTTGGCCTTGGATTTGGGTATTTTCTCCAATTCTGATTGTCTTTACTCTCGTTCTTCTGCTGAATGTTGTCTTTACTCTCGTTCTTCTGCTGAATGCTGTATGGCTTCTCTGTAATCGCTGATCGCCTTTCAGTCACTCTGCCCCTCACTCTGCCCCCTCACTCTGCCCAAACAACTATGAAACACGAAGTCCACGACGCACGTCTAATCAGTACTTCCAGGCTGTCTGATGAAAATCTTATCCAGCTTTTTGAAAATGAACGCGAGCACAATGTTGCCGACCTAACCGAGCTGGCAGAGTCCGAGTTTATCGTAACCTACTGCGCTCGAGTCTCGAACCCAAATAATCAGCAGAATATTGAGACTGCTCCTCGCCTGCTCCGCTATCTAATGAAGCACAAGCACTGGAGCCCTCTAGAGATGTCCAATATGGTGGTCGAGGTCGAGACAACTCGGGCTATTGCCGCCCAAATCCTGCGCCACCGATCATTCTCGTTTCAAGAGTTTAGTCAGCGGTATAGCTCTGTTGACCAGCTCGGTACCATCGGCCTGCCTCATTTGCGGTCTCAGGACCTCAAGAACAAACAAGCCAGCCACGATGATCTTGACCCTGAATTCGTAAGCCTCGCTGAAAAGCAAATTCAGCAGCTTTATAACAACACTTTTGATTACTACGAGTATATGCTCAGTAAAGGTGTTGCTAAAGAATGCGCTCGCAGCATCCTACCGCTAGGCACTCCGACCCGCCTCTATATGAATGGCACGCTCCGCTCATGGCTCCACTATCTGCAGGCTCGTTGCAGTATCGAGACGCAGGATGAACATCGTCTGGTAGCATGTGCTATTAAGTCCATCTTTGATAAACAGTTCCCCACGATTTCGGAGGCAGCATTCTCATGATTCATCAATTTCCTAACCTTGAACTCGATCCCGAGGATTTTAGGGCAGTCTTGATCGATTACTTGCAGGAAGGTGAAACTCCTTTCCACTATTTCGAAAAACAAAAACTGCTGGTTATCAATGTAAATTTCGTCTCTCAAGTCTGGGCTATAGGAACTACAGAACCCCTTACAATTGATAACATTCAAAAAGCTGCAGAGGTAGTGGGACGGCTTCGTTTCGAAGGCCTCGAAAAGGTGAGAATCAGTTTTAGTGAGTTCTGGCCTAAATGAAGTTCCGTGATGTGGTAAACTGAAGAGTCTATCGCTGAACAGAAATGAACAACGCTGAACTCTTAAATGGTCGCCTCGCTATGCTGGGTATCGTCGCAGCAATTGGAGCTTACGCCCTGACTGGTCAGATCATTCCAGGTCTGTTCTGATATCGGTAGCCAATAACTCGAAAAACCCATTGGGGAAAAAGAAGTTACTGGCTACGCCCCTTCGGGGGCTTTTTTAATGCTTTGGCATACTAGCCCGACATGGAGAGGTTCTAGTCGTGAACAATGACCCTGGCTCCTGGAAAGAGGTTCAATCAGAGGTAGCGCCAGGGCCTATCTGGGCATTCACTCGAGGCTATCGGGTAAGAGACGCTGGTAGACATGAAAACGAGAAGGAATACAAGGCCTTTTTGTATTATTTGAACTGCGGCAAGCACAGGGATATCCCCTCAACTGCGGTCTATATCGAGGTGTCAGCGGGAACGGTTAATCAGTGGGCAAAACGCTTCGGCTGGGAACGGCGAGTGGCCTCTTATGATCGCAGGGAGATGGAGCTTGTTTTCAAACAGTCGCAGAAGATCGAACGAGCTCGTCAGCGCCAGGCTATCGATGATTTTCGCCAGGCGAACGAAGACCAGGCCCGTAACATGATGGACGTGTCGAGTGACATCGTAAGAATCATCCAGAAGCGCCTAGAGAAGGCGGAAGATGAAGACGAGGCAATTCCCATGGGCTTAGTTTCGGGACTACTCAGGGCGGCTTCTAACATCTCCGACAGTGGCCGTCAGGCCTGGGCGACATCACTTGGTGTAGGCCAACTAATGGAAGTCGTTGACAACGAACTCGAAGAGGTTGCTGTTGAGATTATTGACGGAGAAGAGGTTGACGAAGCTTACGAAATTCCACTAGACGAGGATTGATCATGGCAAGCAAAGCAGGAAAGGACTTTCTTGATTACGCCGCCTCAGGCAGTGATCTAGTCAAAGACGTAAAAGCGAAGAAATCTGTAAAGAAAGCCGAAAGGGTTATCTTATGGAAATTCATAAAAAAAGTCAATCCAAATTATCGATTTTACAAAGTACATGCAGAGCTGATTAAACAGCTTCAGCGTGTTATTGACGGCACCTGCACCCGTTTAATCATCCAGTGCCCGCCTCGCCATGGCAAGCTCGCAGCTCATTCCACTCCAATTCTGACCACAAACGGTTGGACGACTCACGGCCAGCTTCGAGTCGGTGACAGGGTTTTCCACCCTTCTGGTCGCCAGATTGAGGTTGAAGCCCTCTCTCCAGAGGTGCAATCGAATGCCCTCGTTCACGTCGGCAATGGCGAGACGATTGAGTGCCATTTGAATCACGAATGGACCGTTTACGATCGAGGACGGGCCAAGTGGCGGACAGTCGAAACCAGTGAGCTAGTCGAATGGAGTAAGCTTGGTAAGGAGCGTGCCCGATACCAGTTACCTGACACTGAGGCAGTGCAGTTTGACAGCAAGGACCTAACCATGGACCCGTATGTCCTAGGCGTATGGCTGGGTGATGGCACAGCGAGTACAAACCTGTTTTGCGGCCCCGAGTCCGACAGCGCGATCGCAGATGCTGTCGAGGCTTGCGGGTACCAGATCACCAGTAAGTCTCAACATAAAACGACAGGTGTCTGGTATTACCGCTTGGACGGTCTGCGAACGGGTGGAAATGGGCGATTTAGCGGCGAGCTTAAGCACCTTGGATTGCGTAAAAATAAGCACATCCCTGCAGAGTACCTTCGCTCTTCTATCCCCCAGCGCCTGCGCCTCCTGGCTGGCCTGATGGACACGGATGGGAGCATGTGTCCTAAGACGGGCCGAGCACGCATTGTGACGGCCTCTGAGAGACTTGCAGGAGAGATTATGGACCTTTGCACTACCTTGGGGTTCCGCCCTTGCCTGACATCACAGGAGCCCTGTCTGTCGAGCAGTGGCATTCAAGGTAAATCCACGGTCTATACTGTTGGCTTCCAACCCAATCTTGAAATTCCTTGCACTCTTGAACGCAAGCGCGTCAAGCGCCACGCTGTCCGCCGTCGAATTGGAATTGTCTCTGCGGAAGTTACGCTCGACGGGGAGATGGGACGGTGCATCCAAGTATCTTCGCCCGATGGCCTTTATCTTGTAGGGAAGAAACTAAATCCTACTCACAATTCCCAACTAGCCTCCCGACTTCTTCCTGCAGCATACCTGCTAGCTCACCCAGATCGCACGATTGGTCTGTCGTCATATTCTGGAGAGATGGCAGAAGGATTCTCTGGCGAAGCTAGAAGCTTTTTTAAAGAAGGCGGAGGTCTTCTGAATGAAAGCTCCAAAGCGGTGAATTACTGGAAGACCAATGCTGGTGGTGGCCTATGGGCTGCTGGCGTTGAGGGTGCATGCACTGGTCGAACAGGTCACCTTTTGATTATGGACGATCCCGTAAAAGGCCGATCGGAAGCTGAAAGTACGAGAGTTATGCAGAAGCTTCAAAACTGGTATACCTCTGACTTTTACTCTCGTCGCACCGTCACTCCTGACGGTAAACCTCCTGCTATTGTGATTATTCAGACGCGATGGAGCGAGAATGACCTAATCGGTTACCTGCTTGACAAAGAGAAAGAAGTCAGCCCTGAGTCTCGTGAAGGATGGACTATCGTAGATCTTCCAGCTCTTTACGAAGACCCCGATTCTCGCCCTGCTTTGCCAGAAGGTTGTGATGTTATGCCTGATTGGCGAACTGAAATTGATGAACCGCTCTGCCCTCAGTTAGGCTGGACCAAGCATGAACTGTTTAAGACGAGAGAAATGTCTAGCAGGGACTTCGCGTCTCTATATCAACAGAGGCCTGCCCCCGAGGGAGGTAACATGTTTGACCCAACGTGGTGGCAGTACTATAAGGGCGACGATGATTTGCCATTATTCCAACAAGTAATACTATCGGTCGACTGTAACTTTACTAACAACAACACGAGTGACTATGTGGTAGGTACAGTTATTGGTCAGGCAGCTTCGCAATTTTACATCCTTGACATGGTGCGCCAACGCCTAGATGTTATCGGCACGATGGCCATGATTGCTCGAATGTATAAACAGCACCAACTAAATGGAACTATCATCGAGCTTGCTGCTAACGGCTTTGCTGTACACCAAATGATGTACAAAAAAGTTCCAGGTCTTGTTGGTTGGAAACCGCAAGGAAATGGTAGCAAGGTATCAAGAGCTTCGGGAATTGTGCCGATGGTGGAGGCGGGTAATGTTTATCTACCAAATACCGCCCCATGGTTGGATGCGTTTATTAACGAATTTAACTTATTCCCTGCATCAAAAAACGATGACATGGTTGATAGTCTGTCTATGGGATTAAATTACATGGTACAAAGAACTCCACCTACGATCACCTCGGTGGTTTGGGGACGAGGCTCTACTCCCCTGCTAGATGTCCCTCATCAGCGGTTATGGTAAAATGTATCTAACAAAGATGACATCCAATGGCTAGAAAACCTCAAGTTTTTAGGATGGAACGTAAGCACCAAAAACTTGCAGAAGAGAACCTGAATCTGGCTCGGCGCGAGGCTTGGCGAATGCAACGCACAACACAACTTGACTACCATACGTTGGAATCGGTTGCCTTTGAAGGACTGTGCAAAGCCGCCTACAGGTATGACCCCGAAAGGATTAACCCTACAACAGGTAGAACTATGAGATTTTCTAGCCTGGCGGTGCCTACAATTCGTGGCGAACTACTGCACTACATCAGGGATAGAACCTATTCGATGCGCCTGCCTCATAGAATGCGTGAGCAATGGGTTCGAGGACGCAAGCTGTTATACAGAGGTTCCAGTGACCTGGAAGTAGCTGAGGAACTAGGCATCAGCAAGGAAGACTGGCTGGAAACCAGAAAAGTGTGTTCTGGCCCGCCCCTTGAACTAAAGGAACAGGCAAAGCCTACAGAACCTCTAGAAGCGTCTGAGATGGACTTCGCTCAGATGTACCTAGACATTGCATCCAAAGCCATCGAAACAGTCGCAGAAGAGCACCAAAGCATCCTTGATAATATGGAAGTCTATCTGTCAGGCACTGGCAGTCGAATACCTATTCGATCAGTAGACGCCCTTCTAGACGCCTCAGGATGCCACGCAACTGACTGGAGCGAGGTCGAAATCCAACTCGAAGATGGAATTAAAGACTTTGGCGGCGGGAGAGTCCAGGCGTCTCTGTTCTGAGGTGCTATACTGACGGCATGGGAATAAAAACATCAACTCTCGAAAAGATCAAGGCGGCGCCAATCTCTGCTGTGATCGAAGCAACAGGTGCCCCCCTGAAAAGGATAGGGCACGAATTTACTACGCTCTGCCTCTGGCATGAGGACACTAACCCATCCTTGACTATAAGTGACCGGAAAGGGTTTTGCTTCTGCCATTGCTGTCGAGCGCATGAAGACGCCATAGGCTACATCCAAAAGAAAAAGGGGATGAGCTTTCCTGACGCAGTAGATTTTGCGGCTGCTGTACTGGGTATCCAAGTCGAAAAGGACAACGTCGACCCAGAAGCTGAGAAAAAACGGCGGGCAGAGAGAGCCAAGGATATTCAGCGCTTGGAACACGTTCAAGGAGAATTTAAGCTAAATATCAGAAACCCAAAAGCTGGTAGGATACGAGGCCTTCTACAGGCTCGCGACATAAGTCCAGAGGCTGCTCGCGAATTCGGCCTTGGGTTTGATAACAGGTTTAATACCACGAAAGAAGAATATGATCAACTGTCAAGTAAGAGTGGAGGAGTCTTTAGTGGTCGGATAACAATTCCGATCTATAACCATCGCAATGAATTGGTAGGATGGACAGGCCGATCCTCAAAGAAAGATCAGCAACCAAAATACAAAAATAGCCCGGAAAGTAATCTTTTTGTTAAAAAAAGCCTTGTATTTAACGAGTATAGAGGCATGGAAGCCGCGAGAGAAGCTGGATCCATAATCTTTGTTGAAGGCCATCTTGACGTCGTAAGCATGTGGCAAGCAGGTATCAGGAATGTGGTCGCAATGCAGGGTACTGCAGCCCCTGAGCTCTTTGTTCTTGAGAGATTAGCTCGCAGCGTTAAGAACTTTGTTCTTTGCTATGACGGGGACCATGGAGGCAAAAAAGCCGCGCTGCAATTCATAAGCGCTGCAGGCATGATGGCTTCAAAAGGTAAGATTAATATCAATATCGCAAAACTACCAGAAGGTAAAGATCCTGACGAGATCATTCGTTCAGGTGATGATCTTTACTCCTACATCGCATCAGCTCCATCCTGGCTTGATTGGATCATTGATCATTGGGTAGCAGAGCTTGACCCTGAGAATAATTCAATGGTAATAGCGGTTGAGGAACAACTCAAATCTCTGATCAATAGCCTGCAAAGCAAAGCCCTGCGAACTCACTACATCGATAAAGCTTCTCGTGCTTTATCAAAAAACGCTAAGGAAGCAGGACAGATCGCAAAACAATGGGAACGAGGACGAATAGAAGTTCCCACCTCTTCGTGGACGCCCAGAGAGCCTCACGAGATTCGTACGGCAGTGGAACGTAGAATGCTGCGTCTTTACGTCCATTGCCCAGGGCTCCGAGATCAGTTGAGACCATTGCTTGACAAGGTCGAAGGCCCAGCCACTCGATGGCTAGTGAAACGTCTCATGGAACTAGAAGAGGTATCTACTATCGACCTGACCCCTCACTCTGTGATGGCACTCGTAGTAGTGGCTGAACCCCATTACCTGAATCAGCTCAGGACCTTGGTGCGCCCTAATGTTATTGTCGACACCAGTGATGGCGTCATTGAACATATTTCTCAAATAATGGCAACCGAACCACCTCTATGTGATATACTAGAAAAGGAAACTCTACCAGAGCCCCATTGACAAATCTAACCCCCATCAGTCATCTAAGAGAAGAGGTTTTAGCCTTGTTCGAAGAGCACGGCTCTTACCTAGGTGCAGCCACAGCGCTTTTTGACGCTCATCCTTACCTGGCGAAGCCAAATCAACTAAGGTCATATATCAAGACTGAGGTACGAACTGTTGAACCCGACCTCGAATTGCTGACGGAAACAGTTCGACTTGCCAAGAAAACTCAAGCATTACAAGATCGCAACAGGATCGAGAATAAATCTTTTAGAGAACACGCACGAATCGAAAACGCTGTCTCAGCCTACAGCGAAGCCATTCTTGTCGAGCTTGAAAAGCATGGCAGCAGGCTTGCTGATTGTCCTAGGCGTACTGGCAGCCTTGATCCTGCCGCTGCAACACTTGTGGTGCATCTTTCTGACAATCATTTCAATGAGTTGGTCAACCTGCCAACGAACAGGTTTGACTTCGAGGTAGCTGCTAAGCGTCTGCAACTTCTAGCTCAGAAGACCAAGCTGCTCGGCAAAGCCTATGGCGCTGAGCGTGTCGTGGTGTTCTTCGGTGGTGACTTGCTCAATTCCGATCGTCGCCTAGATGAGCTGCTGGCCATGAGTACAAACCGTGCTCGTGCCACCTTGCTTGCCGTCCATCTCTTTAAGCAATTCCTCACGGACTTGCGGTCGGACTTCTTTATTGACTGCTTTGGCGTTACTGGAAACGAGTCTCGCGTCAAGGACAACCTGGGATGGGTTGATGTAGTAGCTACAGACAGCTATGACTTCACCATCTACGCCATGCTCCAGGCAGTCTTCGAGGCTACTGAAGACAAGGGCATGCGCTTCCACGACTTTGAGGCAAACGAAGTAGTGTTCAAGATACATAACCAAACATTCCTGGGCATCCACGGACATCAGATCTCGGCCACCGACCAAAAGAAGGTCCAAGCGATGATCGGTAAGTACGCTGCCAAGGGCATTAACATTACCCACATCCTCTGCGGACACATCCATTCAACAGTCATTTCGGATTACATTTCTCGAAACGCCAGTCTCGTGGGTTCTAACTCGTATTCTGAGGAAGCACTGGGCTTCATCTCGAAGGCAAGTCAAAATATTCACGCTGTTACCAAACAAGGTCTCGACGGCTTTAAGGCCGATCTCCAAAACGTTGACGGCGTTGAAGGCTATGAGATCATTGATCAGCTGGCTGCGTACAACGCTCGATCAGCCGATAAAGCGGGAGAAAGCCTTCGCACTCCTGAAACTGTTATTCGAATTGTGATTTAAGCCATGCCAATTCCAAAGAAAACTAACATGCAAGCACAAATCTGGACCATCGAAAACTGCCCCTTTTGCGTTAAGGCGAAAAAGCTGATGAAGCTCAAGGAAATCAAATATGAAGAAAAAAGTGGTTTTCACCCTGATTGGCCGTCAGTGCCATACATTGTTGTCGACGGGGAACCTATTGGTGGTTTTCAAGAACTTAGACAAAAACTTTACAGCAACTGATTTATGACTCTTCGATCTACCTTGACCTCAGCTTTCCTGCTACTAGGAAGTCTGGGGTCTTTCCCTGCACAGGCTACTGACAACTTCTGCCCAAACCCCGAATACCGTGCCATCCACGAACGCCTCCAGCCGCTGGCGGACTTGATCTCAAAAGGAGAGGGCGACTACAACGCCGTCAACCGTGGGTACGCTGGAGACACTCCAGGAGGCATACAGGGGCTTACTGGTTCAACCTATGAGAACTATACGGTCGGGCAAGTTATGGCCTATCAGAGTCGCTGGTTATATGCTGTGGGGCGTTATCAAATGGTGCCTTCAACACTTCGCTTTGCCGTAGCACATTCTGACGTGGACAACTTGGACATGTTCACCCCAGCAACCCAAGACAAGCTGATGGCCGCTTTGATCCTCCACAAGCGCCCTGCTATTGGCGCTTATTTGCGCGACGACCACGATCTTGTTGGGTGGGCTATGAACGAGACAGCCCGAGAATGGGCTTCAGTGGAATACCGCAACGGCAGAGGCTATTACGATCATGTCGGCGGCAACCGCGCTCATATCTCTCGTCTTGAGCTGGAGCGAGTGTTAAAAGAAATTAAGGAGGAGTGGTATATCGGGCTTTAGGCATTATGATCAAGAAGTACTGGAGCGTTTTCATGATTTCTGATTACACAGTCATCTATCAAGACTGTGCCGGGCATCGCCGTGAGTTCTATCTCAAGTCCAGGTCAATTGCACTCGCCACGATTACAGCCAGAGAACTTTTGCCTTCATGCATCAACATTCTCCGCACTTATCACGACACCTCTTGGAACTAAATGACTGGAACCTACCTCACAATCATTCTTGCAGCCGCTGCATTCGTACTGTGGCCAAGGGAAACTGAAGTTATCCTAGTCAGCACCGGCCTCAAGATTCAGCTGTACTGGATGAATTGGCGACTTAAGCGAATGGCCCGCAAGGTACACTCCGCCTTAGTCGAGTCCATGACTACGCCTTTGTACTTCAACTACGACTTCGAGCATGGCGGCAAGGGATGGTGGGAAAAGCTGAACCGAGGCTGGCATGAGATGTATTCCTATGCCCCTCCTCTGATGAGCCCTCCCGAGTTTCGTTTTACGAACCTGTGGGACCGCAAGGGCTGATTTCATGTTACACTGATCAAGTAATCCACCGAGAGCAAACATGGCATTCTTCTCCAAGACCAATACATTCCAAGGCGGACCCAAGAAGCGTACTTCTCAGGGCAATGGCCTACGGAAGCGCGGCAGCTTCAAGACTAAATCCTCTAAGAGGTACGTCGGGCAAGGCAAACGCTAATGTTTCCAGCCTTTTGCCTAACTCGACTGAACTATCGCATTAATAGCATGACTTGCAACAATCCCTGTTCCAACTGCAACTGCGAAGAGACCGTTTACGATTCCAGCTACCAAGAGTTTGACTCTTCTCCAATGGCAACTCAGCAAGCTAGCTACTTCGAACGCCTTGAAGCGACGGCCGACATTATCCTCAAAGATATGCTCGCCACTGAGCGTGCTTAAACCTGTTTTTTCACCCCTAATCCTAAAAACTGATGTTCAATTTCTTCCGTCGCCAGCCCCAGCAAAACTTTTCTATCCTCTATCGCTATGGCAGCGGTTCATGGTTTATTCGAACAGTCGTCACAGCTGCTAGCAATTATGAAGCATGTCGTAAATTCGACACTGACCCAGATTTCAAAGCATGTACCCGCGTCAGCTGTGTTTTAGACACATAAGCTCGTTTTTTTAAAAAAACTATCACACGGGCTCCACGAGGAGCCTTTTTTATGATAGGATGTCCAGGTAAACTATTCTCACGTGCAATCGATCTATGACAGAATTTCGCCCAACCCAAGACCAGCCATTCCGCCCTACAGCACCGTCCGCTGAGACGGTGTTTAGTCGGACGTATAGCAGGCGTAAGGAAGATGGCACTCGAGAAAATTTCGAGGAGGCGATGCTCAGGACTGTCAACGATATTGCAGAAATCGGCAAATACACTCAGGAGGAGTATGCCCTAGTTCGTGAACAGGCTCTGGCTCAACATGCTTTCCCTTCTGGTCGTGCCTTCTGGGTGGCTGGTACCGATTGGAGTAAGAAGCCTGAGAATTTCTATGGCTACTACAATTGTTCTAACCTGCATATTGAAGATCTGCAGGCGCTGGGGATTCTCGTGGATCTCGCTATGCAGGGAACTGGTACTGGAGCGACTCTAGAAGAACATGTCGTAGCCAAGCTGCCTCCTGTTACTCGCACATTACATCTCAAGAGTGTTGGACCTGTAGGGAAGACAGCAGGTCTTTCCAAGACAAAATGTATCTGGGACGACAATACGATCCATATCAGGGTGGGGGATTCCAGGAAAGGCTGGAGAGACGCCTATATGGCGCTTCTCTACCAGGCAACCAGTTCTCTAAGGACGACTGACTGTCATGTCTATGTTGACCTGTCTCAGGTACGCCCCAGTGGCGAGAGGCTTAAAGGTTTTGGCGGCACTGCTAATCCAGTCAAACTGCCTTCAATGTTTGGTAAGGTCATTGGTGTTCTCAACGGCGCCGTTGGCCGTCAACTCACACCTGTCGAAGTCTGCTTGTTAATCGATGAGGCTGCTACTTGCATCGTTGCTGGCAACATTCGTCGCTCTGCTGGTATGCGCCAGTTCTCAGAGACCGACAAAGAGGCTGCTACCGCAAAACTTGGACTCTACAGCCAAGATGAAGAAGGAAACTGGCGGGTCAATCCAAAAAAAGAAGCCTTGAGGATGGCAAATCACACCCGTACATACCACCACAAACCCTCTTATCAAGAGGTAGAGGATGCTGTGCGCCTACAGTTCCAAAGTGGTGAGGGGGCTATCCAGTACGTTCCTGAAGCGGTTGCACGGGCAAATGCCGACATCCTGAACACAGCAGCTCGCAAGACCACGTTTTTGCGGGCTTATGCGGAGAATGGTGGTCGTCGCAGTTATGCGGAAAATGTGCTTCGGGCCTACGCTGTAAACGACGGGCTTGAGTTGACCGACAAGGAGTTTTCACATCGCATGGATCGGTACGGATTTAACCCATGCGCGGAAATAATCTCCCGTGATTTCATGTGCAATCTCGCAGAAGTCCACCTCAACACCATTGATCCCAATGACTACAAAGCCCAAGAGGCCGCATTCTACGCCGCTGGACTCCAGGTCGCTGCGCTACTACAGCACAGGTTTACCCACGAAAGACTTCAGTACAGTCGGGAAATCGATCCGATCGTCGGTGTTTCTTTCACTGGCCTTTGGGACTTCATGGTACATACTGGCGGCTACGACTGGTTGAAGTGGATGATGGACGGACGCAAGAAGGGCCGCGCACAGCGCATGTATGAAGCCGTTGAACGTGACTACTTCCGCCGTTGGCGTCGGGCTGCTAACGAGGGTGTTAAGGACTACTGCGAAAAGCATGGATTACGAGTTCCAAACCGTGTCACGACGGTGCAACCAGCCGGCACAAAGTCTCTACTTACTGGAGCTTCGTCTGGCTGGCACGCTCCTATCAGTCAGCGTTTCATCCGTCGCATTACATTGGGTGTCGCCGATCCGCTAGTGCCTACTCTTCTGGAGAAAGGTTATAGTGTGGTTCCTGCACAGTCTGCACGGGATGACGACGGCAATCTGCTCGATGACATCTCCGACCCACGGGTACAGGAAGTCTTGGTGGAGATTCCTACCGAAGTCTCCTGGGCCAATAAGCCTGGATGCGATCAGTTCGACCTTTCCAAGCTGCCGATCGAGTCACAGTTTGGCCTCTACATAAATGTGCAGCAGTTCTATTGTGAACACAATACGTCCGCAACCCTTGAACTCCAGGAGTACGAGATCGAGCCACTATCCAGGCTCATCTACGACAACATCCAGAACAATGACGGCTACATCTCTGCAGCCCTTCTGCAGCGGTTTGACGTCAGCGGCGGGACGTACCCGAGACTGCCCATTCAGCCTATTACCAAAGACGAATATGACAACCTTATTGCAATCCAGGAAATTGCAGCTTCCGACGAATCCTTCAATGATATACTAAACAAGTACGACAATGAGGAGTATTCTTTGGAATCAGTCACAGCGTGTACCAGTACCGCGTGTCTTGCTAAGGCAGATGCCGACGAACGAGAGAAGAGCTTGTAAAGCCACTACCCTCGCAAGAGGCCCTTCGGGGTCTCTTCGACACACCCGAACAAGCTCATCAAGCATATCTAGAGGCAGTCTATGACCTGGAACGAAGAGCATGTTAACGAGGTAAAGTATCCAGACCACCCTGATCTGGAACAAGCCCTCGGCAACTTCAGGCAACAGTACAGCTGGTATAATCAGCAGCTCAAGCATAGAAAGAAAGGAGTCGACAGCAGCCCTGTGGAGGCTGCCTGGAACTCTTTCCTCAATCTTCGCAATCTCTATTACCCAAACTTTTAGGAAAACACTTTGGCAACCATTGTTGACTACCAGATCCGAATGATGTGTCGGCTAAATGGTTTAGTCGAGCCGTTTAATCCCGACATGATCAACCCAGCTTCAATCGACGTAACTCTCGGTGACGAGATCCTAGTGGAGAATGACGATGGCGGTTTCACACCGTTCAATATCAAGGAGCAGACTTTCTACATGCCACCGGGGGCCTTTGTGTTGGCAAGTACCGCTGAATGGGTACGGGTACCAGTCACAATGGAATCTGTCTTTCAGCTTAAGTCATCCTGTGGGCGACTTGGCTATGACCATGCCTTGGCAGGCTACATCGACGCTGGATTTCACGGCAACATCACGTTGGAACTCAGCAACCTACGACGTTTTAAGGAATTACCGTTATCTGCTGGCATGAGGATCGGGCAGCTACGCTTTATGAAACTAGACAGTTCTCCGATGAGGCCCTATTCTTTGACGGGAAGATATCACCAGGACAAAGGGGTTCAAGAAGCGAAAAGCTAACCAACCGATAGAGCCTTGCCCCTTCTCAGGGGCTTTTTTAGTGCTAAGGAAAACTAGAAGGACAGCTGGCGAGATGCCTTCTGACGCAATCTTCCGAGACGGATTCTTCTAATGGCCCACAGTATCACGCACCCGATCAATGACTCTGCTTTGGTGAGTTACCATCGTCCAGAACTCATCAGACTTATCCCACAGCTTGAGCAGGCAGAGGACTGCTGGACGCTGTTGAATGGAGAAGGCTTAGGAGAAGCTAAGAAGAAGTATTTACCGAAAGAAGAAGGTGAGCCTAGTGGCGCCTATGGAGCAAGACTGAAGCGTTCAACCTACACTCCTATCTATCGTGACAGCATCAGGTCTTACGCTGGTCTGCTGAGCCGTTTCAATTTAATCGATGCGCCACCAAGCTTTGAAGAGAGCAAGAATGATGTAGACCTGCAGGGGTCTAGTGTCCAAAGCTTTATGACGAAGGTTGACGAGCTTGCTCTTCGGGACGGTGGAACCTTTGTCTGGGTCGACATTATGCCCGACAATGGAGCTGATAATTTCTACGATCAATTGAGCGACGGCAGACACCCTTATTTCATTAATGTCAAGCGCTGCGATGTTATTAGCTGGCAGGTTAGCTACAACCGTGGAGTGGAATCGGTTGACCAGGCCGTTATCCGCCAACTTAAAGCAATTCCTGACGAAAAAGGTTATGGCTCCAAGGTTGAGCCTGTATATTATGTACTAACCCCAGGGAAGGTTGAAGAGTATCAAGTTATTCAAAACAAGGGTGAACAGAAATACAGAAACAAGCTTATTAGCGCCTGGGAAGTGAGTAGCCGTATCGTACCGCTTGTTTGGTACGGAGCTACTACTACACGATTCGGCCAGGGTGACCTACCTATGGACGGCCTAGCAGACTTGAGTGTCGAGCATTTTCAGATGCGTTCCGATCTCAAGGAATTACTCCACAAGTGCGCGATGCCTGTGCCGGTTAGAAAGGGTGCGACGCTTGGAACTGATGGCAAACCCATCCCGCTCGTGCTTGGGCCAAACTCTGCAGTTGATGTGCCTACAGACGGGAGCTTTGAGTTTGCAGAACCGAGCGGCAAGTCGCTCGAGAGGCACCAGGCTGAGATCAAGCACAACGAAGAATTGATGGATCGCAGCTCTTTGAACTTTCTGTATGGCGCCAACGTCAAGACCGCTACAGAGGCCTCTCTGAGAGCCTCTCAGGTCGCCTCTAGCGTGTCCGCCTTGATTCGTAATAAGACTGCCGCATTTGGTCGTTTGTTAAAGCTGTGGGCTGTTTACGCAGGACAGGAAGACAGTCTTACAGCTGAGAGCGGTATTGCAATTAACGACGCCTTGATCAACAAGCCTCTGGGGGCTAGCGAAATGGCTCAAATGGTTAACCTCTATAACAACGAGCTTATGAGTAAGAGGACCACACTAGACGAGCTCCAGCGTGGCGGAGTGTTGGATCCTGATCTGGTAGTAGCTGACGAGATCAGGCGTATCGAGGAAGAGCACAAGGAACAACAAGCCCAGCAGCATAAGGATAACGAGCAGAAGCTGCAGGAAGACCTGAAACGCGCCAGCGAGTTCCAGAAGCAGGTCCCAGCCCAGCCTGGGCAGGATGTAGGCGAAAAACCGAAAGAACGAGCTCCTAAGACCGAGCAAGAAAAAACAACGCAGGCCGCTAAGGTCGCTCAATAAATCTCTAAGGGGCTATTGACAGCCCCCTTTTTTTATGCTTATACTGTGTGCAGTTCGATATTCATCTAATGTATTTTGCACGCTTCACCTTCAAGCCCGACCGAGCCCCTGAGTTCCTTGACGGCGACCAATTTGTCACTGAATTGTCCTTTGACGATCCGAGCGAAATCGTCACTTGTGTCCAAGAGTTCGAAGACGCTCTCGACGGCGTAATAGTCCTCTGTACGCTGACTGGCAACGTTACCGACCTGCAGGACTTTGCTATGGAGGGCAGCTGATGACGCAGCTTGATCACTACTCTCACCTTCTTTACAGCCTGGTTGTAACGGCTTCGCTCGTGGGCGCGGTTGTTTTCCTCTTAGCTGTCTCTTACGTTATCTGCATCTTATTCCCCCATGCTGGACCACGGAAGTAGAATTACCTCGCCAGGTGGTGGCTTTGTTTACACGATTCAAGGGCCAGTGTGTCGTCTCTTTGACCGCGAAGAGCTGCCGTGGCCCAGCTGCTCTCTACAGTGGAGAGGCAAGCAGCCCTCATGGAACCGCATCGGGTGTCGCTTTGTAGCGGACCTGGGCTCCAAGCGCTTTGAGTCCTATGCCGTTTCAGGTCTTGACGCCTGGGGCACAGAATGGACGGATGTACAAACTTTTTTCTTCTTGCCGAAACTTTCCAAACAAGAGGAGAAATGGTGGTATCATCCAAGGAACGAGCGCCAGTACTACCCTGACTAGACAAACCCATGACTAAACAGCAACAGCAAACATTCACACCACCGATCGAGGTTCTTGTGCAGGAACTGCAATGAAGAAACCTAACAAAAAGATCAGAGGCATCCATTGAGGCCTTATGCTTGAGCGGAGGTCCGACCTCCGGCTACCTGGATTCAACGAGACCATCGATCAACTCTATCCAAAAGAAAACAATGAAAAGCCTAAAACCCGAATGTCACGAGCTCGCTGAGCACATCCTAAGAATGCGACCAAGATCTAGCCGCATGCTATGGCTTCTTGGTGAAATAATTGAGACGCTCAAAAACCAAGAAAACATTAACAAGCTAACTTCTGACTACTGGGCGATGCTAGAGTCACCGGACCCAGAAGACGGAACGCAATGACTGAGCTGCGGACTCCACTGTCTAACTGATCTCACTAAAACCTACGAGGAAAACCTATGACCCGCTCCAACCGTTCACTCACTCAATTTGCCGTCGATCAATTAAAAAATGCGCTGAATAACCCCTCTCCTCTCAAGAGTCTGTCGCAGGCAGGCAATACTCGAGTCGAGCTTGGAGCAAATGACACCGACGTCATCTGTGGCCATACTTTGGTATCCAGACGCTTCTTTACTGTCAGTCTTCACGGCAAGGAAATTGTTAAAATCTGGTTCTCTGCAGGTCGTCTAAGCGTTGAGTCTATCTTCCTCTACGCTGGCGACTTCTACGATAGCAAGGGTCGCCCTTCTCGCACTACTAGAGAGCGCCTGAACGGCATCTTAGATGCTCTAGGAGAGGCGGAAGTAATCCCCAAGGGTGTTCGTGCATTCATCGACTCAGAGACAGGCCAGAGCCGAGTAGGCAAAGGCAGCAAATATCGAGCTTTCGATGCCACCCATAAAAGAGCAGGCCTTTCCCCTGACAAAAACCGACTGGAGATTTCTCAATGAAATGCCCTAATTGCCAATCTGAGCAGCACTTCGTGATAGAAAGTCGATCGAGCGGTTCCTTTACCCGGCGACGTCGAGAGTGCGCCGACTGCTCTATCCGCTGGACTACTCGTGAGATCTCGCTAGAGGAAATCCGCAAGTTTGAGCGGCTCGAACAACAGAACGCTAAGCTACGCTCATTACTGGAGGAAAGCATTTGAACCATTACCTACTTGTTCTTGTTATCGGCTTTGGATCTTTTATGGCATTCGTCGGATGGTGCGTCTTCGCCGTCTTTAAGATGGCTCATGATGAAGACCCAGGATGTCTAGACCCTAAGCATTAGTGCTTAAGTCTAAGAGTTCAGTTAAATTCTGTATCTATGCGATACATTTTTATAGCAACGAATACGGTAAACTGAGATCAAGACGTTGAGCCTTCAGGCCGCAGATCATCCAGGGATGCAACGGGCTCTGGACAATCCAGGAGAAATCCAATGAACGTGCTTCAAATGATCAAGGAGAAGCAAATGCGCCACTCCAAACTTAATCAAGCCCAGTTCCTGATGAGCAAGACTTACCGTGGAACTGACTATACTTCTGCTCACCAAGCGCCGGTACTAGACAGCCATCCAAGTCTTTGCTATCGAGGGCACGGCTACATCAAGTGATCTCCCAGCCCTTCGGGGCTTTTTTTATGCCCGCAGATTCTCATAAGACTTTCAATCTGCTTCTCAACACATAAGAGCGGAATGCACGATTTCGAGCGCTCTCCGAGGTAAAATTATTACGTCTCGCTTGCTACCAGATGTACGTCGCCATCCCAATGACTATTTTGATCATTGCCTTCATCTATGGAGTTATTGAATAATGTAATAGATGCCGAGCATGCACCGAGTATGGTGTAACCAAAGGAGGAAACCATGACCAAAATCCAACGCTACCTGTCTCAACCAGGGAACCGTATCCACGTCTGCCGAGAGAATCGACTCATGTTTTCCTCTATCAATGAGCCCTGGATCGCCCAGTCCTGTCTCTAGGAGGAGCACCGTTGGCTTGCTTTAGCCGAAGACTTTGACTAGACCGAGCATTTCTGATACAATTCACTCATACCAAAGGAGACAACCATGCAAACCACTGAGCTTGGCTTCACCTACGAAGAGCTGTTCGAGATGGCATTGAGCCTGGAGATCGTCGACGACGCTGATGAGTACTACCTCGACATCGAAGAACTTCAAGAAATGTTAAGCGATTACGCTGGCGACGTCCTCTAAGGCTACAATTCACACATACCAAAGGAGAAAACCATGAACACCGCACTCGTCACCATTGAAGCCGAACACAACAACCGCGTCCAAGCAGGTCTCTATGCCGTAGAGCACCTCTGGACTTTGGAGGAAGGCTATGCAGTCTATCCTTGCGGTGCTAAGGATTACATCCAAACCACGCTAGAAGTTGACCTTGGGAAGTATGATTCCCAGGGAGAGGCTTACATCTGCGAACTTCTCAACTGCCTACCAGGTGACATCCATACCACCTACCTCGAGGACTGATCCAATGAGCAACTTTACTTACGAAGTCAGCTACCGCTTAAATGATGGCAGCCGTCAAAGCGTTCACATTATTGCGGCAAGCTACGCAGAGGCCATCGCAGAAGTCGAGACCTTCCGCAACCTGGCCAAGGTTACCAGCATCTTCCCTACCAACGCAGCTGATTACAACTTATGACTGAGCACACCCCTTGGCTTGTTTGGTTAGGGAAGGAGGAACTGAGACTAATCAAAGAGCTTGGTTATGACCACCCAGCAGTCTTAGACTCTCAGAACCGCTTCCGTGACGCTTACAACGCCGTCAAATCCGTCAGGAACGCCTACAACTCCCCATCCTCGCAGGAGATGGTTCATGATTGAACACCCGCTAAGTAAAGACATCATTGCTAGGCACGATTACCTGCGAGCCGCTTATCACTTAGGTGATAAAGAGCGACTGGATCAGGTGATTGCCTGGTTGCAAGACAACCTTCAGCGCGGATATCTGACGCCTTCGGGATACGAAGGTTATGAGATTGATGTCGATGGGGTCGTTTACGACCTAAAAGAAGCAATGTACCCACAACAACAAGAGAAAAACTGATGCCCATTACAACAATCAAGCGCTGCCAGTCTGAGCCGGACTGGTGGTTCACAGTTGAAGACACTCAGACAGATTATCCCGATCCTCAAACAGGCCTAACAATTACCTATTTTGACGAGAACGTTTCAAAAGGCAAAATAGAACTATCTGTTACCAAAGAGGATGCGTTGCTAATTCGTGATGCAATCAATCAACTCTACCCGCTTTCTATCACGAGCAACTCATGACTCACCCACTAACTAACAAGAAGTTATTCAAAAAGTTTTGGGATCATACTGTTGATGTAACAACGGAAGTTCTTTACACACCAGATGGCATGCGCGCTGCTTATGACATGGGTCGTAAAAAAGGTCGTGATGAGCTGCTGGTATGGTTAAGCAAAAATCTTAAAAACTATACCGACGCTCCTGATCATTGGGGCGGGGGCCGTCATATTGACTATTTGATCAAAGACTTGGTACTAGCAATGTGCCCACAGGAGAACAACTCATGACCAGACAAATCACACTGGAGGGAAATTCGTGAACGTTTTTGATTATTACTCACGGTTGAGCGATGACGATTGCAAGAGAATCCAAAAAATCCTAGAAAAGATTCAAGATGATGAAGGTAAACCTGGATCATTGACTGTAGATGCTCGTGATCTTTCCAAACTTCTTGCATACTTTGAACAGAGATTTGAGGGTAAACAGGAGGACAACTCATGATCAAACTGCTTCAATTCCTTTGGTCTGGGTGTTTTCACCACTGGAAACCCATTGCAGTGACAGAGCTTAAATATAGCGGTGAGTTTAGCAGCGGAACCTGCGATAGGTATACATTGCGCTGCACAAAGTGTGGAGCGATGAAAGTTTTCGAAAACAAATGACAGGAGAACAACTCATGACTAAACACCCACTTAATCCAAAACTCATTGATGCAATTTCCGAATCCAAGACCTGCGAAGAAGCAATGAGAGACGCTTATAACATGGGTCGTGATGACCAGTTGGATCAGGTTCAAAAAAATCTTGAGGATTTCTTACAAGAGTTCTCATACCGAGGCCACAATGCTGAGGCGATTCTGGAACTTAGATCTTTTGTCAATAACTTCAAAAGCTACATGCAACCAACACAGGAGGACAACTCATGACTGAGCACAAAACTAAAGACAATTTTCCCGAACTTCTTGTTCGTGGGATGATCGCCTTTATGGTCGTTTCGGTGGTTGTTGGTGTTTGGTGGATCCCTCAAAAATGGCAAGCATGTGGGCGTCTTCACGACAACATTCTTGCCCAATCTATTTGCTTTACATCTGAAAACTAATTGGAGACAACTCATGACTAAACAGCATTCACTAACTGACAAAATCCTAAACCAATTTGGATCTCCCGATGATGTCCGTTCTCGAAGGACAAATACTCATGAATGAAATTGACACATTGCATGATCGGTTGTATGATTATTATGCCACATTAGACACAACAAACATCGAACTCAATTATGAATCTTATGTTGACCAATCTTTCTAAAGTCACACCACAGACCAATCCAGAGTTATGGTATTCATGGTATGCAGTAGTTAAAGAGGATGCACCTGAAGTATTGGATGAATTTCTAGAGAATACTGCTGCCAAAATGGAGTTACCGGTCGATCTGCTTCTTGCCGAATGGATAATCGAATGACCTGGACTAACTACATTTTCAAACACCTCATTCCGGCCTGGTTTTATTCGTTTAAATGTAACTTCCATATGTGGAGTGATTTAATGGCCGGTAATTATGAGGGTTATGCTCTATTACCTGGCGATGATCCTTACACTGAGTGTTATGAGTGGTTTTGGGCATCTATAAATATGGATGAAACCTATCCCAAGGAGTTCTTGGACGAACTCCAAAAGATGGTAGACGAGCTCGATCAAAACAAAATGACAGGAGGCTGACTGACGACACCGTACAAACGCCGGACAAGCGAAATGGGCACCTAATCATTTGCTATAATTAATTTGCCAACCAAAGGGAGCCAACTCATGACCATCCAACGCCTGCTGACCAAGAATTTCAGTCATCTGCAGAACGAAGTCCAACGCCACATCGAGGCCGATGCTGTAGCTAAAGGTAGCTACGAGACCTGCTTCATCGGCTGCTTAGCAATGAAGGAAGATGACCCCGAATACATCGAGCAGGAATATGGGATCCCTGTGATGATATCCAGGGTCGCGGAGTCAATCTTCGAGGATCTGTCTCCGGGCGACGCGCCCAGCTTCTTTGCTGCGTTTCCCAAAGCCATTGGGTGCAACGGAAAAGATTTGACTCGAGTCGGGTGGAAATTCCTCGCTGCAGAGTTACGGGAACTGCTTCCCGTTTCCGCTGAAACTCAGGCTGTTGTCGCCCCTGTGATTGCAGGGATGGACTTACTGGCGGAGGGTAAGAAATGGTCCGCTCATGAGGGAAAGTCTGATGCGCTATATGCCGCTGGCTTGGCTTTTGGTCACACAGCACGCGGCAACCGCTGGGATGCTGAAAGTGCCGCTGAATACACCGCTGTCCGCGCTACTAGCTGTGCTGCATTCGCCGCCTCGCATACCACTGAAAATAATGCACACGGCGCTTACTGGTCCGCTAAAAGTGCTGCACTTGCCGCTGACTGGACTTCCATGTCCCTTTACACCTCTCGTCGCAGACAGTGTGCTACACTATTGAGGTTAATCAAAGAAGCGCCGTTAGCCCAACCAGGAGATGACTCATGAAAACAGAAGAAAAAAGTCAAGTCCGTCGATCCAATTTCTCCAGACTATTCCCACCAGCCATCGAGAAGCTCCTTGACCGCCTTCGGGTTGTCAAGCAGAAAAGCGTCAAAAGTAATTACGAATGGGATCAGGCGCTCGTCCATGACGCCTTCGTTCAAGTCGCTAGGGTTTTTGCCCAGACCGCTGAAGCCTTCGGGGTTAAATTCGAAGTACTTGTCGATGGGACGGAAGTAGAGTACACTGAACGCAAATCCAAACCAAAAAAATGAATTTCACTCTTTCCGTCGAAGACTTTACAATCATCCTAAATTCTCTTCACTACTACAAAGCGATCGAAAAGCGAGGACACTTCCAGCAATACGACGACGAGCGCATCAACACCCTTCGCGACAGCCTCGCCAGGCAACTCACCAGCCAGAACCTCTTATGAATAAACGCTCAGCCACTACGACCATGAAGTTAAATGTCGAGGAAACTGAACTACTCCTCGAGGCTCTATCATTAATGGAGTCGACCAAAGACGTCAACCGACTCCTTAGCCGACTAGACCGAACTCTCGACCGCATCTACAACCAATGACAGCCTCCCCCAGCCTGCTACAATTGATTCATACCAAACAAACACACTTCAAACCAATGATTAAGCAAATCGCTTCCACTGCTATTGCACTTGCTTCCATCACCTTCGCTCCTCTCGCTGCTGAAGCTTACAGTGTGGGCGGAGAGTGTGGAAACATCCTAGGCTTTGAGGCATGCGTAAGCCTGCAGGATTCCAACTCCCCTGATATCATCCAGTGGAGTGGCCCTAACGGTGCGGAGCGCATCGAGGCTTCCTGCTACAGTGGCGGCACCAACAATTGGACATCACGCGGACATAACACACAAGCTCAAGTCCAAATGGTTGTAAATGAGTTCTGCAGGAATATCAACTAAACCAATCGAGCCACTGGCACAGGGAGTCACGACAGGCTCCCTTAACGCCTGCATCGACGTCGACGACCTGCGGAACCTCTGATCTGAGACGGATGTGTTGACACCACGTCCTTTCTGATTTAATATGAGCTCATACGCATCCCACGCTATGACCGTCACCCAACCCTCCAACCAACTCGAAGCAGATCTGGAAACAGGTGTCCGAGGCGGCAACAAAGCCCGCCTCATCGCCCGCTGCTACCGCTTCGCCGGTATCCCTGACGACTACGAGCAGTTCCGTGCCACCTGGATTAAGAAGACCTTCGTCCAGATCCACGAGGCCTTTGATGCGATCCTGCCCCAGCGATACCGCTACTACCGTGGAGGCCTGTTCCCTGCAGCAGCCCCAGCTGCAGCCCCAGATCCCAAGAAGGAGCTCACCAAGAAGGCCCAAAAGATGGCCAAGTCCTTCGCTAAGACCAAAGACCTGACCGACGAGCAGCGCCAGTGGGTCATCGACAACGGTGGCGTCGAGGCCCTGGACAGCCGCAAGCAGCTGGTGGTCGCCAACGGCCAAACCTTCCCCTTCCTCGATAGCTCCTGGTTCATCCAGGCCCAGATCATCCAGTGCTGCATCGAAGGCCGCAAGCAGCTCGTCTGAGCTCCGCCAGGGGGCTATGGTTGACACCACATCCCCTTTAGGTTACGCTTTAGAAGTCCTCAAGGGAACCGCAACATGACTGAGTATGCAACCGCCGCCGACTTCTGCAAGTGGGAAGCCCAAGCCAAGGCCATGACAACCGCTGGGCTGCTCTACACCATCAAGGACTGTCGTGAGGCCGAGTCTGCCATGTGTGGCCATAATCCCGTCAAGGAGGGCTATTACAGCGACCAGGCCTCCACCTTCGGGATGGAGTTGAACCGCCGCAAAGCAAAGGCCGCTTGATCACCTGGCCCTTTGGGGCCACACCCTGTCCCTATTCGCATCTACAACCAATGACGCTCTATCAATTCCTCTATCTGGGTTTTCAGGTTTTTGCAACCTTCTTTGTTCTTGGCGTCGCCTCTATTCTCCTCGAAACCGAGGATGACGACGATGATCCTCATGGCGGCAAGCTTATACCATGTCATGACCACAACGGCTTCTCTTGATACGCTGAATCAGATCAAACCCTCTTTGAGACTCTGTACTAAATCAAAATCAAAACTATGAGCAACAACTACGAGGAAGGACGTTACGAGCGGTTAAAGGAATCCATTGATGAGTATTTAGGCTCACAAGGGTCTGATACTGGCTCTACGCCCTTCCTTCGGGATCTAAACAAAGCTTGTTTTGAGCTAAACCTCTACCATCAGGAATGTGTCGACAACTTTGCAGTTGTCCAGGATCACTTCTCCCTAGCCGAAAAACCAGTCCCTACTGTGGATCCCTGGACACGCTATGCCCCTGATAGTCTTTGGCAAAACTGCTGACTTGCGTTTCTCTCCTTTTTGCTGTACAATAGTCACATCAACAAAAGGAGACAACCATGATCAACACCCCAGAGAACATTCGAACCATTCTCGAAGCTGCCAAGAGTAGCTTTGTTTCCATCGAGTTCATCAAGGCTGATGGCTCTCAGCGCAAGCTCACTACTAACCCGAAGCAGATTGGTGAAGTTCTTGGGACTGGCAAGCCCTGCAAAGATCCTGCAGTCTTCAGGATCATGGATGTTAAGTTAAACCAGTGGAGATCGTTCAGAAGTGAGAGAGTCGTCAGTATCCGCGCAAACGGCACGACCACCACCTTCACTCAGGAGGCATCATGAACCAGCAGCCAGATTTCACTTGCAGGTACCGTGACGGCACCCAACGCACGGGAACCTATGCTCAAACATTGACCTGGTTCAACGAAGCACACAAGACCGACAACCCCTGCGTCGTCTATCGACCTAATAACGAACCCAGAGCACTATGACTACTTCTTTTCCTTTTGGATTTTATGACCATCGAGTATTCAGAGAAACCCAAGACGTTCTTTTTGCAGATATTGGGGTTCCTGGTAGCAATGGCATTGATCTTGTGCGCCATTACGGTCCCGCTGTCTCGCCCCCGGACAAAGATGGATCCAAAACGTTCTACTCGCATATCCATCAAACCGACGCCAATCGCGTCATCCTGGGATCCAGGCTCTTTGAACTCGTCTGCCTTGAATGGGAGGTGCCGCACTGGTACATCTATCTGACGCCCGACACAGGCGCTCTGGAGATCCCTCCAGGTTGCCTCCACCGCAGCTACAGCTGCAAGGAAGGCAGTATCCTGATCAACCACGCAAAAAGAGGGCCGCACTACAAAGAGTCAAACGAATTCATTCCAGTCAGTTTTGACACCATGCTTGAACCGCTCACCACAGGGCTCTACAACATCACCGATAACGAAGTCGCACACTTTATCAAACACGGGACACTTACATGATTCTATACATTACCTTTGTGGTTATCGTTACCTATGTCGCGCTTTTTTAACATGACCAACCTCGATTGTTACCTATTTCACTCTTTTTCAACATGACTGACCTTGTGCAACTCCTCAAAGCTAACAGCTGTGAACTCGTGGTTGAAGAAACCAGCCACGAAGAACTCAAAGATTTGGAGGCCGATCTTCCTTCGGATACTCACTTTGTCGAAACTGACCAAGGGGCTTTCGGCGTTCGAGGTTACAAAGCAGTTGACATCTTTGATGCTTTTCATGACGCCGGTCTCTTAGTATCATGTATCAAATCCGGCTACGGTCGAATCAAGCCCAGACTATGGACAGGAAGCTAAACGATGTTTTTTTGACAGGAAAACAATTTTAATGTCCCTTACAACAGCTGCCTTGGTCACTTGCAAATGTTACACTCCCGAGGGCTGTCAAAGGCCCTTGAGCGGGCGTATCAAGTCCTTCGCATTAAACTAAATCATTATGACTCAACGCATTCTTCAAGACTGGTTCAATCGAAGAACAGGTAGATGGACCAGCTCCCGTAGATATCTTTTCGACCTAGGAAAGAAAGATTCTCTTAAGCCTGTTAATTTAACAACAGAATTCACTTTCGGAGCATGTACCGAGCCTGACGATCAATGGGACTATGAGGTAATTTGGACAGGCCAGACAGAAGGTACAATGAGACTGAAACTGC